AGCAGCAGCAGCAGCAGCAGCAGGAGGAGCAGCAGCAGCAGGAGGAGCAGCAGGAGGAGCAGCAGCAGCAGCAGGAGGAGCAGCAGGAGGAGCACTAGGAGAAGCATAATGAGCAAGAATAGCAGCAGTCATTCTATTCGTATTATGAAGTTCAACTGCCTTTTTTTGATTTGCTATAATTCCTTCATGATACTTTCTCTTTTTTTCCTTAATCGATTTTATCTCTTCTTCAAGTATTTCTATTATTTGGGAAGGTTCAGTTATATCTTTAAACATATCTATATTATTTAATCCGTTTTCCAATATGGCTTTATATGTATCAAATTCATCCTTTATTCCTTGGTTTTCCGCAACAATTCTATCCATTTCTTGTTGTTTTTTATCTATTTCTCCTTTTGTTCTCGCTTCAAGGGCATCTATTTCTTTTGTTCTCGCTTCAAGGGCAGCTTGTTCTTCTGAAAATTTTTTTTCTTTCTGATCATAGTTTCCGTGTAATAAATCTTTTCCTTTTCTAATTATTAAATCCAGGTCTTTCGCAATTTCTAAAAAAAAATTGATTTCGCTATTTATATCAATATCAGTTATCGCATTCGATACAATTGGTCTTATTGTTCCGTCTGGATCTGGAATATCTATTCTAAGTTGAGCTATTCTCTCATTAAGCTTTTGCAACTTGACTTCAATAGATTCTTTTTTTTCGTTTATAATGCCTTCTAATTCTGTTATGGACTCGAGAATAGTTTTTTTTTTTCTATCTAGGGAGGAGGTTTCGTCATCTGCTTGATCTTCAAGTTCAATTTCATTAAATTGTTCTTTTAAATTATCAATAAGGGTTTCAAATTGAGCTAAGGCTTCATTTATATTAATACAAGATTTAATATAGTCTTCATATATTTTAATTAGTAATTCTTTATTATTATCTACAACATCTTTTTTAATAATGTTACGATTAAGTTCGTCATTTATTTTCTTGAGTTGTATGCCAATTTCATATCTATTCCTCTCTAACTTTTCTTTTTCTTCATTCAACATTCCAAACCTTTCGGTCATAGTTCCTACTTTTTCTTCAAGTTCATTTTTTTCAGCTTTGTCCTCTTCTTGTTTAGCTTTTAATTCTTTTATATCCTTACCTGTTATTTCCAATTTTGATTCTAGTTCTCTAGTTTCTTTTGTGAGTTTTTCATTTTCCTGTGTTTTATCATGTAATTTTTTTTCAAAGGCCTTTTTTTCTTCACGTGCAATTTTTGATGTTTTTTCGGCTTTTTTAGCATCACTTCGAAAACCCTCTAACACCTCTGACTGCACCTTGATCTGGTTTAAAAGATCAGTTGAATGCTTTATTTGTTTGGTCATATCATTTAGTTGTTCACTATTTGCGGACGATAAAGTAGTGATTTTAGATTCTTTATTTTCCAGATCTTTCTTTAATTTTTTCAATTCTTTCTGTAATTTGCTATTTGTTTTTTTATTATTTGAATGAACATTTCCATTATTTATATAATCTATTATTCTTTTTATTAATTCTATTTTTAAACTATTCATTTCATGTATTAATGAAATTAATGCTTTAGTTGTTCCCTTAGTTTGTTTTCTTTTGTTTTCAATTTCAAAAATTTTTTCAATATCACGTTTTATTTCTTCATTTAGTTTTTTTTTAAATTTTTTATCACTAATATCTTCAATTAAATTTTTTATATTCTCTATCTGTTTTTTTTTCATAGCAGATAAATTAACAGTTGCCGCCCCACCTTGTTGAGTTGAATTGTTATTATTATCAAGAAATTTTATAAGAATATGATCAAAATTGTATTCGTTATCATGATCCACATGAAATGTATCTTCGTAATAGTCATCTTCGGTATTGGATGAATTTCCGGTTTTCTTTATTTCGCTTAATTTTCGTTCTTTTTCAAGAAAAAGACCATACATATCTTGAATATTAGAGTCTTTTGTAATATTATTTCCATAATTATGATGCGAAGTCCATGTTTTAATACCAAGATCTTTAATGTCGTTGCTATTGCCTTTATTGTATTCGTATTTTACTATGTTATTTAGTTTAAAGTGTAAATATGGATTTTCTCTTTTTAACATAAGTAATTTTATAATATATACAACCAAGCTGTTAAATGCATTTAATTTATTAAAATCAATAGCATTTCTATTTTCTGGAGTTTCTGTCATATATTTGTATATTATATAAAAATATTAATATTTAATTATATTAATAATGTGTGATTACGGTGATAGTGAACTATCTACAAACATAAAGAAAGATAAAACAGAAGATGTCTCGTACAATAAGAAATTATTAAATTTAAAATATGGAAATAGTAGTTGTAATATAAGAAATTCGTGTTCTAAGTTATTATTATCTTATGACGACACCGATACTAAACAGGTTGTATTTAATAATAATGATTATAAGTTAAAAGATATAAAAGTATATAGACCGTCTATACACAAATTTGACGGTGGTGAAACAGAGGGGGAAATAGTATTAACTCATAAAGGTGAAAATCGAATATTAAAAATTTGTGTTCCTTTAGTAATTAGTAATGAAAGTAATGAAAATAATACGATAAAGCAAATATTTAGACATAGTTATTCAAAGGCTCAGTGTGAGGGTGAAAGTATTACAGTACATAGTGTTGCTTTAAATGCTATGTCTTTCATTCCTAAAAGCGAAGGATTTTATTATTATGAAACAAAAAATGAATGTGGTGATATAGTGGATGTAGTAGTGTATCATAAGGACGATGGATATGTAGGTATAACAAAAGATACAAATAAAAATTTAGATAAATTAATAAGTAAGCATAACTATAAAATAAAAGAGCATGGTTATAAATATAATGTAAATGATGTAATAAAAGAAGGATTTGATTCTAAGAAACATGAGATAAATTCTAAAAAAATTCATCGTCATGAGGCGGATGATCCTAAAGGTAGAAATAAGCTTCCAAATGAATTATATGAGGCTGTTTATAAGGGAGATGTAGATCAGCTTATAGAAGTTATAGGTGGTAAAAAGAGGACTAACAATATGTTATTAAATGTGACAAGTTATAAATGGTTAAGTAAACACATATTTGAATATATGTATTATATGTCAGGAATAATAGTATTATTAATTTATTCAAGTGCAACACAAACAACTGTGAATGATGATAATGTAAATGAAGCAGCAGCAGTATTATCAGATCAGTTTGGTAAAGCTGCTGTAAGAAGTCAACAAGCGGCTAGATAAATGAATTTAATATTTTATAAATGATATATAAAATATTAAAGGACAGGAATATAACTAAGGGAATTATTTTCATACATAGTTACTTGAAAAGCATCGTTGTAGCCTTCTACGTATACAGAATCTCCGTTGTATAAATTATCGCAACCGTATTCATTTGTGCAGCTTTTTCCGTTATGAGTAATAGGTAATCTAACGCTATTGTTTTTATCACTCATCGTATAAAATTGCCATTTATCTCTAGATGTAAGTAATGATTTACCCATTAATGGTAGTATTGTTTCAGGTCCATTAATTCTAGTTAATATTCCTAATTGGCCGTAATTGGATTCTCCTCCTTGAGTGCGTTGATTAATAGGAAGATTTATGATAGGTTTAACTGGTGGATTGTAGGGATTATTTAGTTGGGTATTTTGAGGTATATTAATAGTAGGAGGAGAATTTTTGATTACGATAGGCTGAGCATTATTTTTTTGCTGTAAAAATAAAAAATAGCATAATGCTAAAATTAAACATATAATGATAATAAGGGTCATATTTTCGATGCAAAGAACACCAGGAGGACATTTTTTTGGCATATAATATAAGCAAATTTTTTTTATTGGATTAAATTATATTTTTTTATCCTTGAGAGATTTCAAGGTATTTTGTAGTCCTTCAAATTGATCCATGTCAAATCCTGATAAAAGCTCATTTGCATTGTTAAGTAATGGACCCATAGCTTTCATGGATTCTGCTAATTTTCCTTGTCTTTTAATTAATTTTTGAGTATCTCTAGTCATAGCTTCAATACCATCTTTACCAATCATTTTATCTAAATTAGCATATTGTTCTTCCATAGATTTAGCTCTATCTATGCTAGGAGCAAAGCCTCCTACACTATCTTCTTCAGTATCATCCATCATAGTGTCATCATCTTCTTCTTCTTCTTCTTCTTCGGGTTCTTCTTCTTCTTCTTCTTCGGGTTCTTCTTCGTCATCGCCTTCCAACCCCTCTTTTTTTTTTCTAGCGGTTAAACCTTCAACGATCATAAGTTGTGTATTACCTAATATATTAGTAGCAAGAATGCCAGTAAATAATATTACAGCATGATTTTTGTTAAAAAAACTAGTTAGGTATGAAACAAGGGTAAATAAAGCAACAGAATTAAAATCATTAAGATTAACGTATCCAAAAATATTCATGGCGGTTATAAAATATACTAAATATAGTAGAACTTTACTATTTAAAATTTTCTTAAATCCTGTTGGAAAATTCATATATATATATATATGACGGAATAAAATAAAATAATAAAGAAATTTTATTTTATTTATCTAGTTTTTTTTTGTTTTATTGAGGGATTTTCTTTTTATTCTATATGATGATATTCTGCCGCGTTTGTTGGTGGTTCCCCTAGCTCGTCTTTTTTTTTCTTGTTTTTCTTGTTTTTTACGAGTACTCCAAAACCAACCACCTTTTTTATTTTTTTTATATTTTTTATATTTTTTAACCATATATAATTTAAGTGTTTATTTTATTTTAATCTGCTATATTTATTAATAGTATCTTGGATGGTTAAAAGTTCTCTAAATATATCGTCTTTTTGTTTATCTATATGCGAATATTGCTCTTGATTATAATTGTTTGTATCTAGAATATTATCTAAATAATGAATAATAACTAAAAGGGCCTTTTCTTGAGATTTTTTTTCGTTTAATTTCAATTCGAAATATTTTTTGTATTGTTTTAAAACATCCTTTAGATGTATATTACTATCAGATGAAGTTCTAATACTATTGTAGTTATTTATGGTTTCATTATCATCATCCTGTGTTAATTCTAATAATTTTTGAATATCTTTATCATCGTTTGCGACAAATATAGCCATAAGTATATATATATTACATATTAAATATTTAATATTTAATACTTGCTATAGGTAATTAATTTGTAATAAAAAATTAATAATAAAACTTATAATTATTTTATTGAATAAATATAAAAATCTATGATTATAATATTTAAGAATGTCAAAGGTGGTCAATGAGCCATTACTTTCGGAACAGCAAAATCGCTATGTACTTTTTCCAATACAACACAAAGATATATGGGAAATGTATAAAAAAGCTGAAGATAGTTTTTGGAGAACAGCCGAGGTAGATTTATCTAAAGATTTAACACACTGGAATAAATTAACTGAACAAGAGAAGCATTTTATATCGATGATATTAGCTTTTTTTGCTGGTTCAGATGGAATAGTAGTGGAAAATTTAGGAGCTAGATTTATGAATGATGTAAAGGTAAGTGAAGCACGTGCTTTTTATGGATTTCAAATAGCGATGGAAAATATCCATAGTGAGATGTATTCTATATTAATAGATACTTACATAAAAGATAAAGATGAGAAGGGTAAATTATTTAATGCTTTGGAAGAATTTCCTTGTATTAAAAAGAAAGGCGAGTGGGCAATAAAATGGATAAATGATAAAAGATCGTCTTTTGCTATTAGGTTAGTAGCGTTTGCTTGTGTGGAAGGTATATTTTTTTCAGGAGCATTTTGTAGTATTTATTGGTTAAAGAAGCGTGGTTTAATGCCAGGATTGACATTTTCAAATGAATTAATTAGTAGGGATGAAGCTCTTCATACGGAGTTTGCAGTATTATTGTATGGTAAGTTAAAAAAGAAAATAAGGAAAGATAAATTATATGAGATAGTAAAGGAGGCAGTTGAAATAGAGAAAGAGTTTATAACATCTGCGTTGCCGTGTCGTTTAATAGGTATGAATGATATAATGATGTCTCAGTATATAGAATTTGTAGCGGATAGATTAATAGTTCAATTAGGATACGAACCAATTTATAACGCATCAAATCCATTTGAATTTATGGAAATGATAAGTATAGAAGGAAAAACAAATTTTTTCGAGAAACGTGTAGGAGAATATGCGCTGGCAACAAAAGATAAGGAAAGTGATATATTTAGTATGGAAGAAGTAGATTTTTAAATTAAATTTATATGGAATCTTTGATTTTTGCATCTTTTTTTCGCATGTAGTTTTTCATTTATATAATCTTTTTTTGTTATATCAATAACTTTAATATTTTTTTTGTTGAGTTGTGATATTTTATCTGTTAAACTAATAAAATGATTTATACAAATTGTATTATTATGAATTGTATAATTTAAATCAAATATAGTTTTAATTCCAGAATTAGTTTTATGATTACCTGTCATTGTTATATCATGATTTCTAGTTGAACCGTGAAAGAAATGTAGTATATTAGGATTATTTATTTTGAAAAAAGTGCTTCTATCTATGGTTAGATTAGCTTTTAATGCTCTACTTTGTAGAATATTATCCTCGTATCCCCATGTCCAAAAATTAGGAAATCCGTTGATTAATTTGAAATCGTGTCCGGTTATTGAAACGATACCGCCAAGTAGATGTTCAAATCCATAGAAATGTTTTATAGTTCCTCTGGTTGTTTCGTAGTTGATAATATTTTTTTTATAAGGTAAACTATCAACGTCGTGGAATACAAATGTAATATCCTGATAATGCTGTTTATATTTTTCCATCATCGCCATAAATCCAATATTTTTCATAGCTCCTCTATTAAAAGGTCTTTTATCGTTTTGCTCTGCGTAGTATATTTCATAAGTATTTTTAGGTATGTCTTCTAAAATGTGTTTCATATAAACATCAAAAAAATGTTTATGTTGTATTCTATCTCTGTAGGGTACTATGAATATAATTTTTGGGACCATATAAATAATTGTATATTATTTTTCAACATATTTATCATAAATAGATTTCGGTATTAACGTAGTTTGTATTTGTTCGAGTTTTTTAAAGCACTTGTTAATAGTTACTTCACTTATAGAGGTCACAGTATTAACATCTTTTTTACTTATATTTAAATTACATAATTGTGATATAAAATATATGATTCCAGCGGCGATAGAATTCGGAGTATTTTCTGGTATTAAATTATCTTTTTCTATTTTTAATGCTATAAACTGGCAAAGTTTTGTAAGTTCTTTATTTATGTGTAATGGACTGCAAAATCGTTCAATAAAAGCCTGGGGTTTAGTTTTACAATAAGAAGTTTTTTCTTCATTTTTTTTATTATTTTCTATTATATTAATTAAGAATACCGCATTTTTACAACCTTTTGTGGCACTTGAAGGATCTAAATTAAACATAGTGGCAATTTCTCTAGCAGTTCTCGGATTATTATTTATTCTGCAAGAAATGTAAATGGAAGCAGCTATTATGCCATCTCTATTATATCCTCTAAATGTTTTTTGTTGTGAAATTTTTTTATGATATCTCATGGCGTCATCTATAATTAATTTAGGTATTCCTGCATTACCTGCCATAAGAGCGATTCTAGAGATTTCATCATATAAGGCCTTTTCGTGATATGGCATGGATTGCCATTCAGTATATCTTCTTATTTTTCTCATTTCATAACTAGATCTACCGTTTAAAACTATTTTGCATCCAAATGAAGATTCTTGTAGTAAAGGATTTATAGGCATTCCGCATCTAGTTGGATCGCTGGACGAATTATCATCCGCTCCATAGTATCTCCATTCAGGTGTTCTATCTAAGGTTTTCCTAATGATTCCGCATTTTTCATTTGTACATATTAAAAATCCTTCGCAATTATACGACAAAGGAGATGAACATGATTCACAATTATTTAATGAATCATTTTCTGTATTTTGTTCTTTATTTTCAGATGAGTGTATTTTTTCAAATATACAAGTTACTTTATCATTATCTATTTCCATCATGTTATTAAATTGGTCCCATATTTTTGTATTATCTTTTTTGTGTGTCTTTTTTTTCGTTTTTGGTACAATTTTAAACATTAATTATTAATCTAGTGTTTTATTTTTAATTCAATTTTTTTAAATATTATATGTAATAAATTATATATGGGAATAGTTCAGTCAAAAAAAGAATTTATGACAGATAATGATTTATTAACATTATTAGACTTCATGTCTAGTAAATATCTATTATCTTCCATGTATGAAGAGATGACTAACTTAAAGGATCCTAAATATTGTAATGATTTAGTGATAATAACCTCTGATTTATTAGATGAACACTTTACTTCTAAAGAAATAGATTTTATATACTCAAAAAAAGTTGATAGTGATAAAGAGGTAGTAGTTAAAGAGCCTCTTAAAATAAGTAAAAATATAAAATACTTAAAGCAAGAAGAGGAAGAAGCCAACGAAGAAGCCAGCGAAGAAGCCAACGAAGAAGCCAGCGAAGAAGCCAACGAAGAAGCCAGCGAAGAAGCCAGCGAAGAAGCCAACGAAGAAGCCAGCGAAGAAGTGGATGAAGAAGCCAACGAAGAAGCCAACGAAGAAGCCAACGAAGAAGCCAACGAAGAACTGGATGAAGAATTAGGTGAAGAAGAAGAAAAGGATATTCGCAGGGAAAGACTGATGTTTGGAAGTAAAAAGGATTTCAATACGTTTTCAAAAGAAATACAATTAAAAAAGAAGTATAAATGTATAGGTATAGCTAAATTTTATGTTAAAATAGCTCACATATATGCTGCTATAATGACAACAATAAATCCTATATATAAATTTAGGGATGATTCTGGTGAAGAACAGCAAATAAAAATGAGCGAATTAAAAGATCTAGAATTACCAAAAGATGTAAAGATAGAACCGGCAGGTATTTGTGATGCTAGAATTAAAATGTTAGAGGAAAATTATGAATATTTGAAAAAAACAAGGGAGCAAGTAAAAGAAACTGAAACCGAGAAGAAAACCACACAACCTCCACCCCATTGCAAGAAAAGACGTGAGAATTTGGAAAAAGAGCCTGGTATTCCAGAATTAGAAAAATTATATTACGATGTTTATGACTTTGAAAGGGGTGCTTTTAATAATATGTCTACAGAAATGTATAAGATATATTTAAGTGACCTTAAAAAATTTTACAAAGCGTTTACAGGAAATGATTTGTCAAATAAGGATAACATTAATAAATTTTCTGATATAAAAATGAACGATTATAGTAAAACGGAATACTGTGATACGGGTTCCGAATATATTGTTAAAGACGATGCGTCTTTAATAGAAAAGTATGGAGCACATATCAAAGATGCGCTTGAAAAAACGAAGGAACGACACAAGTCATTAATAGAAATATTAGATTATTTATTTGGATTTACTTATGATGGAGAAGATATAATGATAAGGCCTGAAATAACCTATGAGGATTTAGGAGAAATTGTTGAAAAAACAACAAAAACCATAGTTAATTTATATACAGAGTGTGAAAAAGATTTTAAAAAAGGAATTAACATATTTGAAGCATTAATACAATTAAAAAGAATAGAACTGAAACCTTTGCAACAAGAAGCTGCATCAGAGGCGGCATATGTTACTATGGTAAATGTTTAAATAAAAATAAAAAATTTTCTAAACCAAATATATAATATGGTAAGAACCCGAAAATCGGTAAAATTGTCTAAATCGCGTGCGCGTTCATACAGACGTCGTTTAAGATCATCACCATGTAGAAGAAAGGGTCCTGCGGTATGCCGTGGAACCGCGGGCTGCAAGTATGCCAGCGGAAGAAAGAGAAGTTATTGCCGAAGAAGCAAGAGTACTAGACGTTCCAAGCGTGGAGGTGGTCTTAAGAAAGGGCGTTGCGGCGGCACCGACGATAAGTCAAGAAAAAATAAGTCGGGTGGAGGAGTCCAAGGATTTGGCATGTTCCGCAGAGCTTAAGTAAATAATTAATATAATATCATTTTAATTATTTAACTAAGTCTGTTTTCTAGTTTAGTTAGGAGTTCTTCGTTATAAATTAAATTTCCAAGAGGTTTATAATCTTTAATTGGTTTAAATTTCTTATCATCCTTGTTAGATGATGTATATTTGTTTGATAATTTAAATGGGGTTTCTTGACCTTGTTGAGATTTTTCATTTTTATTTATTAGCTTTCCATAAGAATCAACTTCCATTCCTGTTTTTTTTTTGATTTCATTTCTAACATAATCAGGAATCCAGTGTTTCCATGAAATTAAAATAACATTTGGGTGTATATATTTAACCAAGAATCCATTATCGATGAGTTTATCCATAATATATGATATACAAGCTCCTTGGTCATATTTAGGTACGCCTATCATAACTTCAGGAACAGCAAACCAACAATATTGAACATTTAATCTTTGTCTGGATGTTATTTTAATTTTAGTATGAACACGATTTAATAATTTGTTAAAAATTTCCAATTTACTTAAGTCGTAATGTTTCTTTTTTTCATATAGTTCATCTATATTTATTTTTTCGTTGAAATCGTTCATATTATCAATGTTAAAAACATGCGACATTTATTTTATATATAATCTATTATAAAAAAATTAAATATAAATAACATATTTATTACTATTATGACAATAAAACACATAGTAATTAATGGTGGTGGTCCTAATATGTGGTATATGTATGGCGCATTAAAACATTTACATGATAAAGAGATATGGAAATTAGAAAATATAGAAAATATTTACGCTACATCAGCCGGAGCGTTATTGATGATAATTGTAATATTAATTAAGGATTGGGATAAAATAGATAATTTTTTAATAAACTGTAGTTGGAATAATTATATAGATGCTTCTATAGATAAAGTTTTTATATTATTAAAAAGAAAAGGTGTGTATGATAGTAAAATATATAAACAGATTATGAGACCATTATTGGAAATGAATGATTTATCCGTGGATTGTACTATGAAAGAGTTTTATGATTTTAGTGGTATAAATGTCTTTTTTTATTGCAGTAATTTAAATAAATTTACGTATTCATGCATATCAAATGAAAATGAACCATCTATATCGCTGCTAACAGCTCTTCAAATGACTAGCGCGGCCCCTCCAATAGTTGAACCGGTACTTTATAAGAATGAATATTATTTTGATGGAGCCCTCTTTTATAATTATCCTTTAAAACCTTGTTATGATAATGAAAATGTGAATCCTGACGAAATACTAGCTTTAAAAAACATGCAAAATTCTTGCGATAATTCGTGCAATTTAGCAGAACACGATACTTTTTTTGATTATATGTCTGTTATATTAAAAAATTTTATACTAAAAAGTGATAATATGTTTATTCAACCTAAAATAAAAAATGAAATACATTTAATGTTTAAAAGTACAATTAATTATGAATATTGGAATAAAATTTTAAATGATAAAAAATACAGAGAATCTATTAAACAAGACGGAATAAATTGTGCTAAGTTATATTTACTTTATTCAACTAGTACCAAGTAGCTTTCCTAACTTTGTCGTTAAAAAGGCTGTTAAAGAGTCATCGGTTATTTTAGCATCTAATTCTATATTTTTCCCATCCGGTTTAAATAAAACAACTGTAGGATATCCTTCTGGTTTATATTCTTTAATTCGCTCTTGCATTTCTTCATCGGCCGTTTCATATTTTTCAAATTCCTCGTGTCGGTCTGTTTCCGGATTATATACTATTGTATATAATTTATAATCCCCCCATTCGGTTTCATCCATTTTATCCTCAAACCATTTTTCATAAAAGGTCATATCTTTTAATTTACAGCAGTGAGGGCACCAGTCCACGGAATATAAATATAGATATGCGTTAGATTGAGTTGCTGTGGATGTAGTTCCTGTGGATGTAGTTCCTGTGGATGTTTCTTTACTTTGAAGAGGAAATTCAGTCTTCGAAACATAATCCGTATATAATTTTGGCTCTACAAAATAGTAATATACGTATATAGATATTCCTATTAAAGTTAATAATAAACATATATAGGCAATCCATTCTGGATGTATAGCACTAAATATACTAGATTCTACCAGACTAGTCATAATACTTATAATATTATATATATATATATTAATTCAGTACTATAAATACGAATTAATATATAAAATTGGTTTAAATTCATAACTTCATTATAATTTATGTGGATTAGAAACAAAAATTATATGCTGGTTGAAATAAAAAGATTAGACTATTTAACAGATACAGATTATTACAACGCTATTATAAAGGAAAAATTTGGTTTTACTATAAAACAAAATAATAATACCAGAGAAACTATTATAAATTTAATAGGATATAAAAATTCCTAAAAAAGAATTTCTAATAGTATTTATATCTATGAATCGTAAAACAAAAAAAAATAAAAAAAAAAGAGTTTTTTCTAAGAAAAATTATAACAGTGGGGACGGTATGTTAACCACCGTGTGGGGACCTAGTATGTGGCATTATTTACATACGATGAGTTTTAATTATCCAATAAATCCTACGCCACAGCATAAAAAAAAACATAAAGAGTTTATATTAAATTTAACACATACATTACCGTGTAAATACTGTAGAATTAATTTAAAGAAAAATCTTAAATATCATCCGTTAAAAGCATGTCATTTAAAAAACCGTGAATCCTTTTCTAAGTGGGTTTATGAATTACACGAATTTGTAAATAAAATGTTAAAAAAAAAATCAGGACTTACTTATTGTGATGTTAGAGAAAGATATGAACATTTTAGAGCAAGATGTAGCACTAAAAAATCAAATAAGTTATTTAAATTTAGAAAAACGCGAAAGGAAAAGGGGTGTACTGAGCCTTTATACGGTAAAAAAGCCAGATGCGTTATTAAAATTATTCCACAAGATAAAAAATGTAAAACGATTCAGATAGATAAACAATGTATTAAAAAAAAGGTTTAGTGCATCGTTATTTTTATTAATTTTTAAACTCGCTAAAATCTGTTAATACTGGTTTTGGTAAATATTTGTCTACAACTTCTGGAGTATTTATATCATAGTTGGGTACTTTTTTACAATCAAATGCTGGTTCAGGGCACCTGGCGCATGGTGGACAAGGTGGGCAAGGTTTCTCCCGTTGTTTATCGCATGTTCTAGGACATACTGGAGGAACCATTTGTGATTTTAACATATAGGAGTCATGATCTATTCCTTCATACGATTCTTTTTGTTTTGATTTTAAATTTTTCATTTTTTGTGTTTTCTTATCTGTTAAAGACTCTAGATTTCGCATAGTTGCCATGCCTTCTACTAAAGGGCTTACAAAAGGTGCAACTATTAGAAAAAATAAAAATATCATAAATAGATGAATCCCTTTAAGTTTCATATAAAGTATATACGGAAAATAATTGAAAATAAAAATATAATTATCTAATATATTAAATGAAATCAAATGCAAAGGAATCTTTAAAAAAAATGTACAACGATACAGACGATAATCCATTAAATATAGAGATTGGTATCGATGAAGCTGGAAGGGGGCCAATGTTTGGAAGAGTTTATGCCGCGGCGGTTGTTTTACCTAAAGACGATACTTTTAAACATGAATGGATGAAAGATAGTAAAAAATTTCACTCGGAAAAAAAAATAAATGAAGTTGCCAGCTATATAAAAGAAAATGCCATTAGTTGGTCTGTTTGCTACTTAGATGAAAATATTATCGATTCCATTAACATTAGACAGGCAACTCTTAAAGCCATGCATATGTGTGTAAAAGATATTATAAATAAATTAAAAGAAAATCAAAGGATTTCTTTAATTCTTGTTGACGGTAATGATTTTAAACCTTACTTATCATTTGATATGAAAACTAACTCGTACCAACAATTAAATCATACCTGCATAGAAGGAGGTGATAATAAATACACCGCTATTGCAGCTGCCTCCATATTAGCTAAAGTTGAAAGAGACCTTTATATAAAAAATATTTGTGAGCAATATCCGGAACTTAAAGAAAAATATCAAATTGATAAAAATAAAGGGTACGGAACAAAATATCATATGGAGGGTATCCAAAAATATGGAATCACTAAGTGGCATCGAAAAACATATGGATTATGTAGAAATTATGCGAATTCGTCCATATCGGTAGCAAATGAGGATATGTAATCTCTCCAGAGATTTTTGTTGAAACTCCCGTGATATATTTTTGGAACTGTATCACACATGTAGCGTTTAAAACTTTCAAGTATATACTCGCCTTCTTCTTCGATGTGTACATTATTTTTGAAATATTCATACATATAATATGTAGCTTCACTTGATTCTAGCTTGTCTATTGGTTCGCCTTTTATATTGTCTATAAATGGATCTCCTTGACACGTTTCTCTCCAGATAGTCTCGAATAAATTCATCGAACCTCCTAATGCAACGTTTTGAAAAAGTATGGGGCGACCATTCTTAAAACCAATAACTGTGTTTCTGTAAATAGATTGCTTCTTCGTGGGGATTTTATTTATTTTTTCCATTTTTTATTATAAATTATTTAATTACTTTTTTTATTTCAATTTTAAAAATTGAAATAAAATTATTTAAATGTAGAACAAACAAATAAATAAATGAAGATAATTGTTTTTGACACCGAAACAAATGGGTTAATTCCTAGAGATAAAAATATTGTATCTGAAAATTTACATATTATGCCTTATATTGTTCAGTTAAGTTACATTTTGTTTGATACCATTTCTAAAAAAATAGTTGTAGAGCACGATTTTGTCATTCGCGTTCCTGATCAGGTTGAAATAAGTAAAGAATCTTCAAATGTACATGGGATTACAAAAGAAACTTCCAATACCAGCGGTATTTCTATTATTGATGCATTAGAAAATTTTAGTATTTGTTTAAAAAAGGCTGATATAGTGATTGCTCATAATATATCCTTTGATACAAATATGATAGCAATTGAAAGTCTTAGAAATAATATGGATGTTAGAATGCAATTTAACCGTAAAATTAATTATTGTACTATGAAAAGAACTGTGGAATTATGCAAAATTTCTGCGGTAAGTAAACAAAATAGACATTATTTTAAATATCCTACATTAACACAATTACATGAACATTTGTTTGACGAAACACCTTTGGGTACACATAATTCTATGGCTGATGTCTTTATTTGTTTACGCTGCTATTATAAAGTGAAATTTGACGACGATTTGTGTAGTTTACCCAGTTTTAAACGAAGTTTTTATAAAATTTGTAAATGATCTAGTTTTTCCTTAATCTTCGCTCTCGCTTCCTTTTACGCATTCTCTTTTTTTTCCATTTAGCACGCATTTATATATTTTAAGTATTTAATAGTTTTAAGTATTTAATATTAATTTATTGTGTGTAGTATATATATTATGGCAAATAATACATCTATAATAAATACACTATATCTTACTTTTAAAGGAGCAAATGAAAATGCCAATCTTGACGAGACGAAAAATGGAACCGTTCTTGCAGAAGTTTCTGGATGTCTCAGCAATGATGAAAAACAAATTAAAGAAGATTGTATTGTATTATACTACGTTGATACGGATGGATTGGAAAGAATTATAAACTATAAACCAATCGCGGAATTATATGGGTACAATAAGAGTAAAGAAACGTCAAAGAATCGTACTATAATGGATTTTAAAGAAGCAAATCTTATGGTAAATTTTATGGATGTCATTAAAGATGGAAATGGAACAATAAAACCTAATACTCTTGCAAGGCTCGCGCAAGAAGGATCCTTGAATAAGGGTATGTATATGATTAGTTCATTTGAAGATATGCTTTCTTTTAGTCAGATAAAAGAACTTCGGGATAAATGGGAGAAAGACCTCATGCGCAACGCGTATGATCTTGGTCGTCTCAACCATTTTTCACTTGATAAAGTTGAAGGAACAAGTTTCCATTTGACGTCGAAAGGACCGTCAACCGATTACATTGCGCTCGACGCGGGAAAGCCGATAGGCACTATAGACGGCAATATGTCATCCCCCCTCGCCCCTCTTTTGTCTACATGGGCACGATGGGCTGATCCCGCATCGGCCGGGAATGCAATGAAATCTATACCGGGACCAAATGGATATATAAAGAGTAATAAGGGTAGTATCTTCGGTAATGGCACCAAATTTTTATCAGTAATTATTGATGAAAAATATTATCATGTTATGGGACATGGAAATACATACAAAAGACATGGAGAACCCGCCAACATGGAAGAAGGAACGAATGATGAACTGTGGAATAATACAAGCTACTACTGGAATATGGACCTGAATCCGGGATATCAAAAAAGTGATAATAGAACGGTATTGAGTTATCCTCCACCCCCTGGTATTTCTATGACGTTAGAGAAGAGAAAAAAAATAGCAGACGAACCAAAGACTGGTAACTTTTGGCAGCTTATACGTAGCCCGAAGTCCGAAAAGAACTACTTCAATGTGTCAATAGAAACATTCTATGGAGGCAATCAGGAAAAGGCGAATGCGTGGGATGCTGCGGATATATCACAGAAACAAAAACTTATTATAGTAAAATTACATGGTGATGGAGGACAACGTGATGAAGTTCTAGTTATGGATCTTTTAATGAAAAATAATAAACATTATATAGCAGCTTGTACTAACGATAACGTTCATATGTGTTGTCTTTATGGTATTAACGTTGGTTGTATTTATACCGGAGGAGCAAAAACTATGTTTCCGGATGTATTCAAGAAACAAAAATATAGAGAAAGAGTAGTTCAGTTTGTTCCGGAAAAAGACCCTGTGTTAAGTTTTTTTAAAGAACGAGAATATGCTTTGTTTCAAATGTGCGAACATAATTATAATGTTTCCATACAACTTAAACAGATTATTAAAAAGTTGGAATCCAGTCAAAAACTCCACGTGTTTCTAGGTAAATGTGAGCAGCAACAGAAGTCTTTTGGAAAAAGCAGTCATATAGGTGGAGCATTTAAATTTTTTACAGGATTACTTTATGATTGTAATATATATATTGTTAATATTTTATATGAGCTTTTTGGAAAAGATCTTTTTGTCGAAGAACCTGAAATAGATGATTGGATTATCAGTACATGGAACAAACGTCGTATAACATTTCCTAATCTTAAGGCGTTAGACTTGAGTGAATTTATGCAAGAATTCAGTTATACAAATATTGGTCTAAAATATGAAGACTACCCTGAACATTTTACATGGGAAGATCCCAAATATTTGCCTAGTGAGGGTGATTATCGTATTTATGATGCTCATAAAAAATTGAATTACAAAAATGAAAAACAAGATGGAGGTAGTAGCGATACGATGATGGATGATACGATGATGGATGATACGATGATGGGTGAGCTCGCTGATATACTCAAGCGAGAGGACGAAAAGGAAACAAATAGAGATAAACTAGATATTGCTCGAAAAAAATTGATAGAAGTAAAACGTTTAAATTATGTCATGGAAGTTTTTTTTTGGGATTCATCTATATCTACTGTCATCATTAACGGAGGAGCCAAGTTTACGCCCGGAACAAAAACATCATTCAAACCTGGAATGGCTTATCTGATGAGGCCCGATGATAGGAGCGGGACATTGAAGGGTTCTTATCAACACATCTTTCAGATACATGCAGGTGAGATGAAGAAATCGGAAAAGTGGGAGGGGAGGTGGCCGGTGATGCAACAACCATCCGCGTCCTTGGTGGCGCAGTCGAGCAACAAGCGCCAACGAGCCTCCTCCTCCTCCTCTTCATTGTACAGTGGAGGGGGTACTCCCACCGATGTTTTAACGAAAGTTTTTCCCCCTTATAAAACTCCGTGGGGTAATAATTTAGACGTATTTAAGGCCAATTTAACAGGAGACTTAGATGTAAATAATGTCCTTAAGTTTATGTATAATAAAGAGTTTTCTGTTCCAACGGATGACGGTATGGAATGGCAACCGTTGATTATTAATTTAAATAATACTTCTGGTCAAGAGGTGGAGAAGGATTTGAACAAAGAAGTTCTAGAAAGATTGAAAATATTAGTTACAAACCTGTTCAACCATCCAACAATTAAAACAATTACACCATGGGGGTGCTACACATATGATGTGTGTTTGAAGACACTCGTTGATTTATATTTAGCAGAATGTTATACAAGTGAAATTCAGGTAAGACCAGGTATTGAGGGTATTGAGGGTATTGAGGGTATTGAGGGTATTGAGGTTGAGGGTATTGATGAAGCAAACAACGTTTTACTTGAAGCAAAGAATGTTTGGTTTGATAATTTTATTTACAAGTTGCTCCTTGATAATTGTTGTGAGGTGTCAGCTGATACCTTTAGTGATGATTTGAGTGATGCCATTAATACTTTCATTGAGAATCAGGAGGCATTACGCGAGGCCAAATTTTGGTTTAAAAACAGCATTGAAGGTGAATTGGCGGAAAAAGACATAGAGGCCCTAGGCGGATATATTTCACAGCATAAAAAACTAAAAGACGAAATGATTGAAGAAAAAAATAACTTAAAACTCCAGACAGATGAATTAATAGATATATTAGGTAAATCGATCTTGCCGGCGCCAGAGGAGGAACTGCTGGGTAAGCGGGATTATTCGGTGGAGGCGATAGAACAGGTCACGCCGGCTAACTCGCTGCCACCAGGGGAGGAAAAGTATGAGAGCAGTAGCAGCGGCGATATGGCGGACGTGGCGACGACGCCCCAGGAGGAGGAGGAGCTGAAGGAATGGATGCCGCCGACCACGCCGTCGAGAAATGAAAATAATCCAACTTTAGAAAAAATAAGTACGGAAGAAAAAATGAAAGAAAATAAAAAAAGGGATCGTACTTTTTCCCAATTCCACAAAGAGCAAGGCAAAGCAAAGCAGATAAAATTAGGAATAAAACCAGGTACGGGACAAATAGGAAAAAAAAAGAGAGATTATTCCCAATTCAATAAAATTCTACCCACAGCAAACACAGCAAACAGAGCAAAGAGGATAAGAGAAGGTGGTTCCAAAAAGAAGAAAACCCGTCGTCGTAAGAAAAAGAAAAAAACAAAAAAGAGACTTTCTAAAAACAATACAAAAACTCGTTCCAATAGACGCAAAAAGCGTAGTAAAGAAAAAAAACGAAGAAATAATAACCGCAGTTAATTCATTATTTAATAATAATTATAAATAATGAATTGTTTAACTTCCACACATAAGACACTCTTCATCAGCGTGTTCAGATTGTTCTTTGGGTTTTATAGTGAATTGCTGCGGTTGATGTCGAGGTTTGCGGCGTAAATAATAAATACCCGTTTTCAAGCCCGCTTTCCAAGAATAAAAATGCATCGCGGTCAAATTCTTGTAATTGGGCTCTTCTAACCAAAGATTTAAACTCTGGCTTTGGCAAATATAAGCCCCGCGATCAGCCGCCATATTAATAAGATGTTTCATCGGTATTTCCCAGACTATCTTGTATTTTTCTTTTAAATCGTCAGGTAAACCATTAATGTATTGTACGCTACCTTTATTTGCAATAATATTATTTTTAACATCCTCGCTCCATAATCCTAAGAGGATTAAATCTTCCATTAAATGTTTATTAATAACAATAAATTCGCCAGCTAATGTTCTTCGTGTATAAATGTTGCTTGTAAATGGTTCGATACATTCGTTATTTCCAAGAATCTGACTAGTACTAGCGGTTGGCATGGGGGCTACACATAATGAATTTCTTAATCCGTGATTTTGTATGGAGGTTTTTAATTTTTTCCAGTCGTATCGGTCGGTAGGTTTAACATTCCATAAATCGAACTGCAGAATACCTTTACTGGCCGGCGAACCTTCAAATGAACTATAAGAACCAATATAATTTATATTTTTAATATTATTTAGTTCGCTGTAAGTAGGCTTATATTGTTCTATCATATTTTCTAATGCTTCAATTTGTGTAGGATTTTGCTGATGAAACGAGTTTATTTTCAAATTAGTTTCTTCCGGAGATTTTGAGGTAAAATATATTTTATCCATTTTAAATTCGCGCTTTAAAATAGTCATAGATTCATTTCTTTCTTTTGCAATATCGTTGGAAGCTTCAATACTTGCATGATAAATGGTTTCAAAAATAAATTTATTAATCTCTCTAGCTTTTTCACTTGAAAAGGCAACATCCATTAGAATAAGAGCGTCGGATAATCCTTGAACACCTATACCTATAGGTCGATGGAGGAAATTCGATCTTTTAGTTTTATCTGTAGGATAATAATTTATATCGATAATTTTGTTAAGATTTCTGGTGATAATTTTAACAATTTTATGTAAATTTTCATAATCAAATTCTTTATCTACAACAAATTTGCTTAATGCAACACTAGCTAGATTACAAACCGCGGATTCTTCCGGAGAAGAATATTCAACAATTTCAGTACATAGATTACTAGATTTTATAACACCAAGATTTTGCTGATTAGATTTTAGATTGCAGGCATCTTTATATAAAAGATAAGGAGTTCCCGTTTCCATCTGACTATCCAGTATTTTAAACCATAGGTCTCTTGCTTTTATTTTTTTAACATATTTTTTTTCGCTTTCATATTTGTTATATAGTTCTTCGTATTTATCTCCTACGGCGTCGCTGAAACCAGGACATTGGTCGGGACAAAAAAGACACCAATCCTCATTTTCTTTCATAACCTTTTTCATAAATAAATCAGGAATCCATAATGCGTAAAAAAGATCTCGGGCTTTTGATTCTTCGTCGCCGTGATTTTTTTTTAATTCTAAGAATTCCTCTATATCAGGATGTATAGGTTCTAAATAAATAGCAAAACTTCCATTTCTTTTTCCACCACCCTGATCGACATATCTAGCAGTATCATTAAAAACTTTTAACATGGGAACTAATCCATTACTGGTTCCGTTAGTTCCTCTAATTTGTGTGCCTTTTGCGCGAATATTATGGACATGTAGTCCGATTCCTCCGGCCCATTTTGAGATTTGAGCACATTCTTTCAAGGTGTCAAAAATACCATTTATACTATCATCATTCATAGAAAGTAAAAAGCAAGAACTTAATTGTGGTCTCGGAGTACCAGCATTAAAAAGAGTAGGGGTAGCATGAGTGAATTGAAGTGTAGACATAAGATGATAGGTTTCGATTGCCTTATCTATATCATTTCCGTGAATACCTATGGAAACTCTCATCCACATATCCTGAGGTCTTTCCACACATTTATTGTTTATTTTTATGAGATAAGCACGTTCCAGCGTTTTGAATCCAAAATAATCAATGAGATAATCTCTTTTATAATCAATTGCCGAGACTATTTTAGATTCGTATTTTAAAACAGTATCTAAGAGTTCTTTAGTAATTAAAGGAACGTGTTTTCCATGGTAATCTTTATTTTCATATAATGATGTCGTTGTAAGTTTAAACAAATGAACAGAATTATTATTCTTTGAAACACTAGTATTTTTTTGATGATTTGAAATAGAGATGAGTCCGGCGAGTTTTCCATAATCATAATGGCTGGTAATCATAGAAGCACACTGTTGTGCAGCAAGTTCGTCTATTTTAGTAGTTTCTATTTTATTGTATAATTGATCTATTACTTTTAAACAAAGTGCAGAAAAATTAATGTTAATACCATTTTCTTTTCCTAAAGTTTTAATTCTAGTTAATATTTTATCAAACGAAACATCTTCGTATTTATTATTTCTTTTAATAACCTGCATTTCATCAGTTTCCATAATAATAATAATAATACATTATAAATTTTAAATAGTTACATATAAATGTTTTTGTGAATATAGTAGGATATTTATATTTTAAATGGAGTGGTATCTACAGTAATAGTATTAACAACTATTTTATCATTTTGAAGTTTTAGTAAACACCCGTTTTTTTTTTCTTTTTCATCAAAAGATTTTTTCCTTTTTTTGGGTTCTCTATGTTGATACCCTGTAATTCTTTCTTTTTCAATAATATTCCAGACGCTTCTAATTTTTTCTATCGCGGATTTAAACCATAGTTTGTTTCTTAAAACTAAAACACAACTGATAATCTCAAGTTTCCAATATATATTTTTAATCCATTGCATATGGCTATTTTTTTCCATAATGGTTTGCTCCCAAGCTTCGTAGGACGTTTCATTTATATCTATAGGAGGGTATTCGTAATGTGGTTTTCCATTTTCAAAGAATAAGATAAATATTCCTTTTTGTTTATTGGACTCGCTTTTTGTGAAAGTACCGTCGTTTATAAATTCATGATGATTTTCATATTCTATAAATTTAGTTTCTAAGAAGTCGCATTCATTTAAATTACATACTTCCATTTGTAGTTGCATTTGTATCCAATATTCCTGTTTTGGTATTCCATTTATTTCCCGATTTACAATATTTTTAATTTCAAGCATTCTTCCATACAATTCTGAATTTTTATCAGTATTTATACCATCTGGTGAAGCTCCTAAAAAATAATGTTCATCATGTTTAATGCAACCAAAGTCTTCTATTTTAGTTTTATACTTATTTTCGTATATTTGTACCGAAATGGGTTCATACTTTGTACCCCAGTGAAAAGGTGTATTGATATTTACAGAATCATATTTTGAATCATCATAAGGCTTACATTTTTCATAAATAATACTATTAATTGCCGATTGACTATCTAGTGTTTTCCATGCAGAACTAGCTGTAATAAGATTATGTCTAAACTCATACCATGGCTTTGTGCGTTGTTCTGGTTGTGGTTTTAGTTTAATACTTTTTATTTTTTCATCAATAACCGGAAAGTTAGGTTTTTTTCTGATAAATGTATTTTTATAAGAACGTTTTGGCATAATATAAGTAAAATAAATATGCATAACACGGTCCAGTAAAATATCACAAGTGTAGGATAAAATATCGTCATCAATAAAGTCAAATTGTATTGAAATAAGTTCTTTTACGTTATCAATTATTCCGCTAATAAAGTAAGGGTAGGATAGGTGTATTATATCATTTTTAATATTTTCATCAAATAATTCTTGTATAAGATCATATAACAAATGATATTCTTCTAATGATAAAATACTATTATCTAGTTCATGAATAGTTTTTTCAATTTCTTTAATTTGAGCAGGCGTATTTTCCATATATGTATATATATTATATTATCTACATATATCAATTTTAAATATATATTAGTGCGTATCACTTTCTTTAATTTTCTTTTTAACTTTTTTTTGCGGGGCCAGGGATTTAAGTGTGGAAACTCTTCGCTCGCTTCTTTTTAATGTAAATTTTTTATCTTTAAATGTTAGATTTGGAATAGAAAGTATTTTTTGTGTATCTTTGTCATAAGTAATATCTTTAACATGTTGTAATTGTTTTCTATCTAAACATCCTTTTAAATATAATTTTAATGATTTTAGTTCAAGATTATTTAATAGATGACTGATAGAAATAGTTTCTGCATATTCGTATAAAAGTTTTATTTTAGTGGTTTTATTTAATTTGTTCCATGATTCTTTTTTATTAGAAATAGTTTCTTTTTCTAAAAAACTATTAATGCTATCGCTTTTTACGTTTTGTAAGGGTTCTTTTATTTTATCGCTTCCGGTAAGTAACATAGTTTGATATTTTATATTTTTTAATTCTTGACATTCGTCGCTCATATATTATAATAATAATGAAATTTTAACCATTTTTATAATATTATATTAAAAATATCAATATAATTATATAATAAATGCCGGCTACAATTATAAGTATTGATGGTAATATAGGTTCAGGTAAATCTACATTAATAGATATATTAAAGTGTCATTATAAAAGCGATGTATTAGTATTAGAAGAACCAACCGAGATGTGGAAAGAAATTACCGAGAATAAGTCTGGTGATAATATATTATCAAAGTTTTACAAAAATAAGACGGCATATGCATTTTCTTTTCAGATATTAGCATTAATATCTAGAATAAAAATAATAAGAAAAATAATAAAAGAGAATCCAAATATAATGATAATAAGTGAGAGAAGTATTATGAGCGATAAAAATGTATTTTGTGATATGATGTATGATCAAGGATATATAAATGACATAGAGTATAAAATATATTTAACGATATTTAATGAATTTATAGAAGAATTTCCGATCGCTGGTGTTATTTATTTGGATACGGACCCTAAAATATGCTATAGAAGAATATTATCTAGAAATAGAAAGGGAGAAGATGTAGGACTAGAATATTTAAAGAGATGTAGTGATTATCACAATAAATGGCTTAAAAGTTCAAAAAATATGTTTATAAAATTAAACGGTGATGAAAATATTTATAAAAATACTTTTTTAGTAAGAAGATGGATAAAAGAAATTTCGCTTTTTTTGCAAACATTTTCAAAGGATGAAAAAGAAAAAAGAATATTTTCGTTTTATCACAATTTTCCGTATGAAAATTATATTAAAGAAATTATATCAGATAGAATGGATGAGATAGATGATTAACTTTTTCATGAGTGGTTTATTTTTAAATAATCAGCTGGTTATAATCTATAATTTTTCTTTTAGTTTTACAATAAGTCCGTCAACGAGCTTATCGTATAGAGTTTCTTTTTCATCTTTTTCTCCGATTTTATTTATTTCATCTTTAGACCTGTTTAATAGGGTAATGGTTAAACAAAACAATTGAAGTAATATTTGTTTATCATTTTCTTTATAGTTTAAAAATTCTGAAATCGCGATTCCGGAGTTGATTTTATTTGAGTGATTGTTTGTTTTTTCTCCTTGAATTAAATATAAAAATCCTTTATTTGTTAATGTTCTAAATTGTTCTAAATTAAACTCTCCTTCAACTATGTTGCCGAGTTCTTCCAACATATTGACCGGGGGTTGATGGATTTCGTCGTTTGAAACAGCGGTAGTCATGTTGAATAACAAAGATTATATTTTTATTTTATTCTTCAATTTTTAATTTATTAAAAGATAAGAGTTTTCACTATGATTTATTAAGGAAGGAGGTTTATATTTTAATATATCTTGTACCTTAGATGTAGTTTTAAACAAATCTTCCCCGAAAATGTCTTGTAATAAACACCACTCAAATAACCCGCCTGGATATAGATAAATGTGTTTAAATCCTAAATCGTTTAGCTGTTGATATTTTTCATAAATAGTTAAATCATTTGAATTTTTACCGTATATAATGATTTTTTTATTTTTATTTTTATATAAAAGAGCATTTATAATATTTTCTTCTAAATCTGCACGTATAGAGTTTGTAATTAAACATTCTTGATTATGGATAGGAAGCGTACTTATTAATAAACATTCATGTTTTTTATTAATAACTTCTTGTATATCTTCATAATTCATTTTTTTAATTGATAATTTGTTTCCCATTTGAATATCATTAAGTATTTTATTTTTAAATTTAAACAAAAAAATTGAAACTAAAATGGTGTTTAAAAAGAAAGTAATTACGATGAGCAGTATAATTAACGAGAGTAATAACACTATGGAAGAAGGTCGCGTGGTGGCGGTACCAACTCAAGAATCAGTAAATAGAAAAAATAACATCCCTGCAAAAGAAGATGATCACTTGTTTTGTAAATGTCTAGTAATTAATACCATTATTTTGATTGTGTTGGGATTGATTGGTGCCGCCGTTGCTTATTATGTGTTTTCAATTATGGCTTTGGTTGAAGACAGCAACGAGTCGATTCAAAAAGAGTGTAAGAATAGTAATATATGGGCGTATCTTTTAACGGTAATAATTGTAAATTTGTTTCTTGGTAATAATTCTAAGCCTTCAAAAGATGGTGATGTGGGAGATGTAGTAATGAGTACCTTTATATCTTTGATTGTACTTGTAGGTTTATGTACGTGGGGTTCTATAGAATTTTGGAAGGATTGTGTGCAGGATAAATTATCAACAACCTTGATTTTTAAGATGATTGAAATAACAATTTACATTCAATATGTCGCTCTTGGAATATGTATTGGGGTTATTGTATATAGTTGTTGTAAGATTTCAGGAGATGTACACAAGACAGTTCGGAATGTATAAAATTATATTGCGATACATAAATAATATTAAAGAAATGGATTATTAAGTATTAATGGAAAGTATAAAGGTTAGATTAGAGACGCAGTTTAAAAAAGCTTTTTTTAATAAAGTAAAGGAGGATTTATCGAAGCAACCTCCGGATGTAGAGCATATGAAAGTAATTATTGAAGAATTAGTGAATGGGTTATGTAAGTTTGTTCCAAATAAACCAGAAATCCATCAATTTATAAAGGATGATATACTGGTTGAAAATATTGGTGTAGAGACGATGTCTTTGATTATAGATAGGTTAATACACTGGGTGGAACAGTTTCAAGCGCCGGCGCATGATCTTGTCACTAAAAGCTGGAGAGATAATTATAAGAATGCTAAAAATTACGCGGAATTTATTTCTTTATTTTTAGAAGAATATTATTATCATACAGAGATGGTATATAAGGAGACTTGGGAGGCTAGAAAAAGATTAGCGAATGGTGAAAGTGCGGTGCCTCCTGAACATAGAATATCGAATTCTGGAAAAAATGGGGTTCCTGATAATATGAAAACTGGATTATAATATTATAATATCACAATAATTTAAGATGATTATGAAGGAACGTGTTATTAAATTTGTAAAAGGGCCGTTTCCTAAAAAATATACTGCATTCGTGAAACATAAGGAAACAAAAAAGATAAGAAAGATTCATTTTGGAGATCGTCGGTATCCGCAATACAAGGACCGAACTCCGCTTAAATTATATGCAAAAAAAAACCATAATACGCGTAAACGAATGCAAAATTATTATTCTAGGCATTCCGGTGAAAAGAATCGTAATAAAGCAATTAAAAAAGAACGGCAAAAAAGCAAAGGATTATATAATGCAAAGATTCTTAGTCATGAATATCTTTGGTAAATCGTTAAAAATGTTATATATATAGTGAATTAAATATATATATATATAATGCCTATTTATAAGTTAGATGATTTGCCAAATGTTGCAAAACGAGAAAAATTGGATGTAGCGGTAGTAAGTTGCGGGGGTTCGGGATCAAATACTTTAGTAGAATATTTACAGAAAAAGGGATTAACGACGCGTCCTCGTTGTTGGCAGAAATTAATTTGTCACTGTCCCGAGCCGATTGATTTAGATATACCGATTATTTATATGTATAATACGGATTTCAGAGATGCGTTTTGTTCTCAAAGGAGGCGTAGAAGTGTTTGTTGGAAGGATAATCAGGTAAAATTATCAAATGGTAGTCCGGGAAATCTCTCGGATGAAAATTTGTTAAAGTTAATGTTTAAACAATTCAAAAGCTGGGCAAAGGTAGCCAACAAAGAAAATGTCATGTTTTTAACTTTTCAAGAATTTTTTACAGACACGGGGAGAGATAAAATAAATAAGTTTTTAAAAAAGGATTATACGGATTATCCAAAGTGGGGGGATCGCGAGAAGCACATGTATAATTTTGAGGATGACAAGGAGTTGTTTGATAAGTTTAAAGAAGATTTAGAATATGTAAAACATTTTGACGCATCGAAGGTTTAATTTGTTAAAAATTGTTTAAGAGGGGGTCCGTTTCTTGTTAAAGGTACGGTTGAGTCAAGGAATAGAAGTTTTCTACCGGGTACGTTGGATGAAGATGCGGGGTGTTTTACATTTTCACACGGTTGGCTTCTTGCACGATTTGTGAATCTTTTTCCAGAAACAAGCCTTGCGAAATTCGAATTTAAGGTATTTGAACTATCTAAAACAGACATATTTTTATACTGTAATATTTCAGCTTTTCTGCGCATATTAAGTTGTTCTGTGGTAAATGTAGAATTTGTGTAGGGATTTGGAGGGTTATATCTGGGATATTCTCTAGTTATGGTTATAAGTTCTTGAACACCATTAATACATGCTCTAACTTGATAAGTACTTGTCATTATATATAATATAAGAAAATTATATATAATAAAAATTTAATCGAATCTTACTACGATTTCAACTTCTTCTTTTTTAATGCTTTTAACAGCGGAAACCGAGAGTTCTTCTCGTTTTTTTCTGGTTTTAGAGGTGGTGGTGGAATTGTTTGCAGGTAGGCTTCTTTTTGAAGTACTATTTCGTTTATTCATATCTTGCTCTATAGAGGAATAATTTTCTTGAATGTATTCTATGACATTATTTTCAAGAGCCCATTTAAAAAAATTTAGTTGTCCAATCGTAGTTTGTATAAAGGTATTATTTTTATAAGGAATATTAATTCTTTCCCACCGACAAAACGGATCAAATCTACGTTTTGAATAAGCCTTTAATTTTAATTTATAATCCGTATAGACTTTAAATCTAATATTTTCCTTTCCTTTTTCTATAGGATAAACAGTAAAGTTTTTTTTAGCATAATTTGTAGCAAACCAATCAACAATCCTAAGAGATATTTTGGATTCTCCGTTTATTATATTTAACATGGTATGCAGATTATCTTCATTTTTATAAAATTCTAATAAATTGCTCATTAATAAATCATTTTGAGTACTGTACGTTTTAGACATTTAATTTATATTTTTTCTTTTCTTAAAATACTTTTTTTTGGAAATTATTAAATGTTAGGAAGCAAATAATTTATTCATGTTAATAACTTCTGGTCGTTCTTTTTCATAAACAAAGAGATTTTTGATGACGTCATCATTTCTAAATCGGATTGAATATTGTTGTTGCATTTTATTTCTACCTATTCTTCCCATAGCTTGAATGGTTTTTTCCTGTGTAATATCGGTTAGATCTTTAGATACATATCCATGACAAAATTGATAATTTGTTCCATAAATGTAATCGGATGAGGCAATTATCATAAATAATTGTTGTGCATCTGCCAGTTGTTTCATAATTTCTGTATAAGCTATACTAGAGTGTTCTGTAAATACACCTATACCCATGATAAGTAATATTTTCCAAATTGGAGAGATGTCTGTTAATCGGGCAATTTGTATAATAGTATCTTCACTTATATTAGATGAAAATACATTTTCTATATCTTTACCGGGGCACCATTTTTCAAGATGTGCGTTTTTGTTTGGAACATAAAGTGGGTTAAGCATGATTGTTTTAATTTGTGAAACTAAACTATCAATACGGGACTTTATTAGTTTCATTTCTGGTGACATTTTTTTTCCAATATTATTACTTTTCCCTTTTCCTTTTGTTTCTCGTTCCTTGTCTTTTTCATTTTCTTTTGAATCGAGATCTTCATAATCTTTTTCTAATTTATTTATTTCATAGGTTAATTGTGTATTTTTTTCTATTTCTTTTATAAGATTTTGCAAAGTAATTTCTGGTATTTTTGCAGAGTGTAAATAAAATTTTGCTATTTTATCAATATTATTTGCTATAAATATAGTTGGACCATCTGTTAAGGTATGCGCATCACTAGATACAATATTAATATTGGATGTATGAAATCTATAAGGGTTATTTTTAAAATACTTATAGATGGTTTCCCATGTTTCAGGGATAATATTTTGAAGAGTTAAAAGGTAGTACACTTTAATTTCATACATGTTTACTTTATCGATACTTGAAAAATAGTTTTCCACGTTCAAGGAGGTTCTTTTTATATATTTATGTTTGGATACATAGGTAATAAATCTAATTATTTCTGATAGATCAAAATATCTAAGAAGTGTTTTATTGTTTTGTATGTATTTAACGCAATTAAGCATATCTTTATAGGTTTCAAAGGATAGATGTGGTAAATATACGCTGCAATCTTGTTGGATGATAGGAATTGTTTTTTTACAATCATCACTTAGGATTGTATGAATCTCTCCAGAGAATTTCATTCTATAGTGGGAAATAGTTTCGGTTAATTCTTCTTCTTTCGGTAAGGTAGCGGAAGAAAGAACAATATTTGGTATAATATTTTCGTTCCAATTTTTTTTAATGATTTCGTGAAAGGGATGTGATTCGTAATCCATTGTAATAGTAGGTTCATCCCAATATGTTATAATGTTTTCTTTTTTATTAAAAGCCAGCATGTAATACATAGCCGGTAGATACGATTTAATATCTGTTATAATAATTTCTACATTTACTCCATTTGTATTATCTACCTTTTTAATGTTTCCGGTCTTTTTATTTCTGGAAAAGTCTTTGGCTGCTGCATAATGAAGACGAATATCTTCTGCATCACCACAGTTAAAAGCCAGTGCTATTTTTCTTCCACCAGATATAGCTGATTTAGCTAACGCCAGTCCCACGTGTCTAGCGGCACATACAAATATAACTCGGTATTTTTCAGCCAATCCAATTGGAGTTAATGTTTTTCCGGTTGCCGTAGGAGCAATATATAATATTAGCTTTGGCTGTTCCTGTTTTTTGAATAGTGTAAAAATTTCTTTTTGGTGTCTGTATAAAGATATATTAGAATATTTCCATAAAAAGCTGTTATGTTCTATGACTTCTTTTGAGTTTTCTAGTAAAAATTTTATACTAATAGAGTCTTTATATTTTGTAAGGATAAATTCCATAAAATCTTTAAAAGGTGTATTTACGGACGAGATATTGAAGTTATTTAGATTGTAAATGGTATAATAATAGAATACCATTTTATCTTGTTTTTTTGATACATATTTAAGCATAGATTCTACAAGTTTTAAAACAATAAATTCAAATATATTTTCTTTTTCTTTTTCGATAAATTTATCAAAGTTTTCAATACGAATAATATCTTTTTTTTTGATGGAACTTTTTTTAGAGGCGATTTCACGGAAGCCTAATTCATATTTGGTGTTTAATTTTTTTATTCTAGTTGAAAAATATTTTTCAAATATAAAATCACACATTTCTTGGGTAGTTTCTATTTTTATGGAACTGTGTAATGATTTTGTATCATTATAGGAGGTTGAAATGCTAGTGAAACCATCTTTAATCATTTGTATAATTTTTTTTTCATCAATACTGACAGGTATTTCAATTCCTTCCCATTCTGCTTTTGTGAGTTTTCGCTGTGCTAGATCCATTATTATTTTAATGTAATAAAAGTTATTTATTATATTTCAATTTTTACTTTTTATTTAAATAGTTATTAAAGAATTGAAAATATTTAATATAATATGTCTTTTCGCGAGTTTAATAGTATTGAGATGAAGGAGTCGGTGTCAAATTATACAAGTTTAGAGGAAAAGACTTCGGGTGAAATTTCCGATAATGTTGAACAAGTGCGTAAGATTGACTGTGAGAAAGTAACGATTATAGTAGGAAGAAGTCTTTTATTCGTATTTACATTATGTTATTATGTATTTTCCATAAAATCTTTGTTTGATATTAGTTATGTGGAGGAACGTAAGCGATGTAAGATATCTGATTTATGGTGTTATTTATTTAGTTCGTTATTTGGAAATTTAATTTTTATAAAAATAGCCACAAGATTAAATGAAAATAAATTATGTATTATATTGAGTCCGAATATGTATATATTAGGTATAAAAAGTTCATATATTTTATGGGGTTCTTTATTATTTTACGGGGTTCCTTGTTTGGATGATCTCGCGGATACGTTGTTATTTAAAATGTCGTTATTGCAATATATATTTGATATTATATCGGTAGCGGTTGTATCGGTAATTAATTTATATATAACGTATTTGTATTATGAAGATGTTAAGGAAACGAAGGAAGCTGCGATTCAAGCAATAGCCGGTGGCATACGTGACGCAGATAATAATAATAATAATAATAATGATACTATTTCCATGGTTATTTAATATAAGTAAATAGTAATGAGGTACTTTCAACTCTTATTACTTCCTATTTATAGAAAAATAAATCCATCTGCTTATTTTTCGGTATTTAATAACTCGGATAATAGTTTTAGATATGGAAGTAAGGATCGTAAGATGTATAAAAAGGCGATGAATTATACTGGTTATGTGCAGGATCATCATTGTATACCAAAGCAATTTAAAGGGCATAGTGTGTTAAAGCATATTGGTTATGATGTAAATATGGCTTATAACATTAAAATAATGCCTACAAAAGAAGGGATTCATAAACTTAATTTGGATCCAAATACACGATCGCATTATAAGGGTCATACGGAGTATAATAAATATATCGGTACTGAGTTGGACAATATAGATAAGTTATGTAGTTTGGATGAAAAAAGTTATAATGTATGGTTATTATTGAAATATGTAAAGGACTATAATACCATGAATAATTACGAAATTCCGTGGAATTAAAATACTATTTGAATGAAATCTCTCCAGCTTATCCGGATAAAACTAAATGCTGTGTCTTTAAAAGAGAGTAGTTTGTACTTATAGCGTTGATAAATCTGGTTGAAAATAAAAGTAATATTGCAATAAGTATTTTAATTCTATTTTTAAGGTTAAGTGCAAAAATGATTAAAATAACGATAAAAAGTAAAAAGAATAGTATTTGTGTAAATGAGAAAATGTGTTCGATAGCGGATTTTATATTTGTTCCGGTTTCAAAATCTTCATGTAAGAATTGTAGAAATACCATGCCGTCTTTACCAGAGGGTTCAAAATAATATTCATAGAATTCCAGGCAATTATTTGCATTCATGGTATAGTCAAGTAAATGTTGTGGATACAGGTAAATAATGGGGGTAGATGTAAAACATTTAAAGCTATAATAAGGAGTAAAGTTAAAATTTTTAGTATTATTGTAATCCCAAGTTCCATAATCACATAGGTCGTTAATAGATTTAATAAGTTCTTTGTTTTTAGTGTTTAAAATGTATGCACCTCCTCTAGCGCATCTTAGTCCAACTTCTATTATGATTTTGCCTCTATATTGAACGTTGCAAATCCCCGTATAACCTTTCATGTGATTATTTATCCATTTTATCATTTCTTCTGGAGGTTGATTTTCTGGTGATATATATTTCCAGTCATCTGCAACAACTCCGTGTTGAGTTTTTGAATATTTATAGGTTATTTGGTGAACGATGGTTCCATTATGTACGATAAAATCGGTCATACCTTCTGTATCATCTATAAATTCTGACCACATCATATGGGGAATTTTTTTATAGCGTTCTAATTCTTCATAATTTTTGATTTTATAACAGTTTTTACTAGAGGCACTTTTATGTCCCCAACGCGGTTTAATAAATATGGGGTATTTATCTACCTTGTACCTATTTTGTATTAAATCTTCTAATGTTCCCCCTTTTATTCCTTGAGTTTTACAAACCCATAATTTATCATAAACATAATTGTGTTCTGGATACATTTTATAGGCCTGTCCGTCAAAATCTGGAACACTTTTTGTGATTTTTATATCCCATGGGTCGCTGTATGGATTATAGATATTTAGTAATCCACACCACGTTTTTTCCATGTAAAAAGGTAAATCATTAAAAGTTAAGTACATTATACATATTAGATATATTATTATATTTAATATATATTTTAACCACCCCGAAGACGGAGAACTAAATGAAGGGTAGATTCTTTTTGGATATTATAATCAGAAAGCGTGCGACCGTCTTCTAGCTGTTTTCCTGCAAAAATAAGGCGTTGTTGATCCGGAGGAATACCCTCCTTATCTTGAATCTTCTGTTTTACATTTTCTATAGTATCCGATGGCTCTACGTCAAGGGTAATGGTTTTTCCCGTCAGCGTTTTCACAAAAATCTGCATTATAGTATAACTCTATATTATATTTTTAAATACCTTTAACAATTACATTAAGAAGGTAAGCAGCACTTATTTTTGTGATAAAGTAGTAAAAGAATGCAAGTATTTCCTAAAACGGATAAATTTGCAATTATCATTGGGTATACTAAATAATACGTGGAATATACAATCATAAATACGGAAGAGATAAGGGTAATAATAATATATTTAATGGATAAGGAACTAATATCATTTGTTGTCCATGATTTATATGTTTGTGGAATTAAGCTAATACTTATACCTATAGCTCCAAGAATACCTATGATAGTAATAATGACACCGTCCTTCATAATAAAATTAAAAAAATACTTTTATATGGTTCAGCTAATATAGTTTAATCATCATTATAACGTACGATTGTATTTTCAAGACTAATATTTTGTTGTTCAACATTACTCAAGTCAAATACACTTACAGTTCTATGAATAGGACTACCGGTGTTAAATACGTTGAGTTTATTAAATGTAGTATTTACGTTTAAGCAGACTCCCATTCCAAAATTTTCAAACATTTCCTTTATATCTTCGGTGACTTTTTTTTTAACGGTGCTATCAAGAGAATCATTTTTCATGTGGTGTTGAATAGTATCCATAACGTATGTAGAACCTTCTTCAATATAATCATTATAATAAACGAGTTCTTTACTTACGATTCTTCCGGCAACGTCAAACGGAATTTTAAATTTAGTATTAGGACTAGATAATACGATTCTACATAAAGGACAAATATTACTATATTTACTGTGTTTCAACAAACAACTCGTACAAAAAGTATGATTACATTTAGTAACCGAATAATCTATACTTGCGTTTTGTAATTCCTCTAAACAAATACTACAAAATTTTAAGGAACGAGCTAAGAAAGTTGGTTTAGTATTTGAATTCTTTTTAGTATTTGATTTTTTTTTGATATTTTTTTCTAGTATAGGTGGAAACATTATTTATGAATAATATATTAAATAATGTTTAAATTATTTTAAACTACTGGATAAGATGCTTGTAGTGCAATACCACATGTTCCTGCACTATTTTCATCATCTGTTCTAGAAATCCTTACATAACCGTGTTCTCCCCATGATTCTCCCCAACTATTTTTAACAAGCCAATATTTTTGTCCGTTTTCTTCGCCATAACCAACCACAAGAACCCCGTGATCCAAAGATTCCCCACACGTATCGCTGGTAATAATACCGTTAGAATAAAACTGAAAAATACTAGTATCTGCTTCAATCGCTACCGAAACAGGACCCCGAGAAACAGCCTCTTTTAAACGTAGTTCATTACCCGAATCCACATCTACACAATAAGAAAACTTCGCAACTGTGTCGCATTTCCAACAAGTTTCACTTTCTGCTTCATATGGATATTCTTGCTCTGAGCACATACCACTATCTATAGCATATTCAAAAGCATTATCCATAAGACCTCCGTTGCAAGCAAAATCACCATATTTTTTAGAGCAATCCATAAGTTGCTGCTCGGATAAACTAACTAGATCACCGCTATATATTGCCCAAGCACCTTCCATAGCCCCCGTTGCCGAAAAACTCCAACAACTCCCACAGGTACCTTGATTTTTTACGGGAGTTACCACATTATCATTGCGCCAATCTACAGACAAAGGTAATGTTTCGTTGTTTGTAATAAATGGACTACACGATGCAGTTTTTTTTTCCTTTAAAGAAAAGCCTTTCTGTTTTGCGTGAAAAGAATCAGGATGGACGTCCGCAAATTTATTTAATTTTAAAACAAAGGATTTATAATAATAATTAATATTTTTAATGTTAATATAGTTCATTTCAAAAATGTCATATGCTTCCAGATAATCGTCCCAGTTATCATAAGTTTTATTATAATCCTTAACAAAAGAATTAAATTCGTTTATGTATGGCTGATAGAAAAAAAAGTGCCATAGAGCACTCGACACAGGAATGATTGACAAAGCAGCAATAAACAATCGCATATAATAGATAAGGTTGCCTTGTTTTTAAGTTTATATGGTAATTATTTTTTTTGTAAAAAATAAAATAGTAAATGATTCTATATGACCGCAATACAACCATCAGATACAACTCTTAGGAATCAAATAGATTCTGATAGTTATAACACGACATTAAACGTAATAAACGCAAAGTACGCAGAGATGGATAAATATATAGGAAATTTAGAAAGTGATATATTATCGATAAAAGACTTTGAGAAAGAAGTTATAAGTGATCAAGAACGTGGTTATGATGTAGGTACTTCACTGGACACCCTTGGATTTCAAAAAAGTTCGTTGGAAATTGACCTGGATTTTTTTGTTCACATGAAAGATGTTTATATAAAAAAACTTTACGGAGACCTTTACAAATACTGTGATGGGATTATTGAAAATGCGTTAGCAATTGAAGAAATACCTGATGGTTCCACAAAAGAATTAGTAAAAGAGCGAAAATTTAGAAATATGACACCATATCCTCCTAAAATGATACCAAATCCAAGTGCATTAGATGCTCTAGGGCAACCTGTTGAAGGAGAACCAACAGAAATAGAAGATCCTTATGCCAAATATGATATGAATGAAATATTTGCGTTAATAAATTGTACTACTAGTAATTTAAGAGAGTTAGCCGATGATATTGGTTCATTTGATGATAAGATTTCTAGAGCAACAGAGAGAGAATCCCGTGGATTTAGTGTTGGCAATTTAATTATGAACCTAGAAAGTCAAAAACAAAAACTTACGTTAGAATTTAATTCTTACATAGAAAGATTGGGAAAATTCTTAGAGCAAAATAAGAATTTTTCTGAAAGATGTTTAAATAGAATTAAAATAATATCAAATGAAATAGTTACTAGTGAAGAACAAGCGGAAGCAGAAGCCCAAAACGATTCAACGGTTTAAGTTAATCGCTTGATGGTTGAGTAAGCTTGGCACGAAGGATTTCACGAGTATCTTTGTCATCAATAACAGGAAAAACAGTAATGTCGCACATTCCTTGCCAGTTTTGCATCCATGATGCGAGAGCCTTGTCATCATCCGTTTCACAAATGCAAACACCTTTTCCTCCTCCAAGCTGATGCCAACGACCAATCATCTTGATCTTCTCACCTGCATCTTTTGCGTCATCTTCTGGCGTCATAACGGCAAAAAGCTTGTTGCATTCTACCTTCTTGTCTGGATACATACTCCAACTAATTTGATATAGCATATAATGTATTATACAGTATTTTTTTTAAATAGTTATATTTATTATTTTTGTGAAATAATAAATATACATACAATATACACATGGACAAAACGGTTTCTGACTTAATACAATATAAGCCAGATGAATTAGATAATTATTTACGAGAGATACAGAAAGATTTAACGGTTAGAAGTTCTATAAATAAAAAATTGGAAAAAGATGTTAGAGTAAATGAAGCAAACAAACTAGCGGTGAATAATTTTATGGATAGGTATGATAAAATAATAGAAGATCAATACAAGTTATTGGTATCTTTAAACGAGCAACTTAAAGGTGAGGTTTTATTGCACAAAGAATTAAAGGATAAAAGTTTAGAATATCAAAAAGTACTAGAATCGGATAGATGTGTTAATATAAAAAATAAATTAAAACAAATAAAAATTATTAAACAAGAACTCAATCTTTTTTTAGAAGAACGGGGAATTCAGGCTCCGAAAATATAAGTTTAACCGAATTAAACGAGATAATAGATTGTATTTTTATATATTATTATACATTATTTTTGTTTCAACACTGCATTGAACCCCAAAATAATGATATTTTTAAACTATTTTTTTGCTGTTAATAAAATAATTAAATATTAAATTTTAGTTATGTTATTTACAAGTAAAAAAGTATCTATAAAATCATCGGATATAAAAGGGTTGTTTAAATAATTTACCAAGTTTTTAGAAATTTTTAAATCGTTGGAAATATATATGACTCCTATAGGTGAAATTATACTAAGTATGCTTTTTAAAATAAAAATTAAATACTTATTAGATAATGTAACTATGCTATAGTCTAAATAATGTTTTTTTTGTTGTTTTAATAAAAGTTGGTCTTTTATAAATTGTGGTATAATTTTTAGATTGTAATTATGATTTAAGTTGTTAAAATCAAAAATAAAATGAAAATGTTTTTTCTTTTTATAAAATTTCCACCATAGATCGATGAGTTTAATATAAGATTTGTTATTTTCATCATTTTCATCGGTAGCTTTAACTTTAACCGTTGGAAATTTAAAGGTATTTAAATAAAATTTCATTTGTTAATGGTAATTATTAATTATAATAAGTATTAATTAATAATTATATATACGAAAAAGATAGAGGATTTAGTTGGAGTAAGCAAGGCCACCCATACCACTCATGATACGGAGGACGTTGTAGTTTACGGCATAGATTCTTACCTTAGCGGTCTTGGTACCCTCAACCGCGGCGTTCGAGAGAACGAGTTGAAGGGTAGCGTTGTCAATACGCGAGAAATTGCAGGTGCCCGAAGGTTGGTGTTCTTCAGGGCGGAGAGCGAACGAGTAGAGATTGACGCCGGTGGATGGGGTGCGAGTGTGGTGTTGGAAAGGTTGTACAAGGTCGAAGTAGGTTCCCTCACGCTCGGAGAAGCGGTCTTGTCCGTTAAGTTGTAGCTTAGCGGTGACAACAGGGTTTTGTCCCCAGCAGTGCATGTTAAGAGCGGTTTCAGCGAGTACAAAGGTGCCAGCATCAGATACAGCCGAGCCTTCAACGTTAGCCGAACCAGCATTTTGTTGAAGGTCCGAACCAGCATCAAGGTCCGATACTTCAAGAGCATTAGCTTGGTCAAACAAGCCCGAGCCACCAACCATGTCAGCAAGACTGGTATCGCTACCGAAGGCGTGGAAAGCGTTAGGAAGAGCATCATAGGCATCGGTGTAGTTGAATGGCTGAGCACCGAGAAGCTTGTAGAGAGCCTCATCGCTCTCAAGCGACGCGCAGTAATCTACATTAGCATCAGGTTGTACAACCCAGATAAGTTCCTTGCACGGGTGGTTGAAGTTGAGTTTAATCTTGTTGGACGACGAACCGACCGACTCGTCGCCAGTGAATTGAAGTTGTTCAATAAGGTACTCGTGGGGGTTTTGAGCCATACGACGTCTTTCGTCGGTGTCAAGGAAGACGTAATCAACGTAAAGCGAAGCAGCTACAAGGGATTGGCTGTAGGCCGAAGTTGCCTTGCTGCCGGAGGTGAGCGCATCTACAGCCCAGAGGCACTCGTCAATAGGGCGGAGGTCGATGTTAATCTTGACCTCGTGGTATTGAAGAGCGATGAGAGGTAGAGCAAGACCGGGGTTGCGGCAGTACCAGAATTGAAGAGGAACGTAGAGGGTGGTCTCAGGAAGAGCCTTGCGAGGAGCGCAAGTTTGGCGAGGTCCCGAATCCGAGCAAGGGGTGTCTACCTCAGCGAAGTCAGGGTCGGTGATGTAGGTAAGAGCGGTGGTTTGTCCTACCATGTTGTTGTAGCCGACCTCTTGTTCCTTAGATTGAGTTAGGGTGTTCCAGATGTGCATCCAGTCACCGTATTGACGGTCGATGCGTTGGCCACCAATTTCAATTTCAACTTGCGAAATAAGTTGGTGTCCAGGGAAATCAAGCCAGCGTGCATGAGAAGCATGATCAGTCGAGATCTCAGGTAGAGTTAGTTGAAGGTATGTGCGGTAAGCAAGATCACCGTTTCTCGAGATAGTGCAGGTTACACGTCGGCCGAAATCAGCTTGACCGTTAAAAGTTTGTTCGATGGCCTCCATCGCGAAGTTAGTGTGACGTCTGTAGGTCACTTTCCAGAAAGTAATTTGCGGATTGCCCGTAAGATATACATCTTGAGCGCCGTAGGCTACGAGTTGCATTAGTCCTCCTCCCATAGGTTATAATATTGCTAAAGAAAAAAATTTATTATTTTAATTTATTTAAATTTATATAGTATTTATAAAATTATTTATGTCAAAGTTTTCTTCCATGAATCGTTTTAGATAATTATCCAAATAGATTTCTTTTTTGCCTTCATGTAATTTTTTAAAAATATATCTATTTTCCTTTTTTGTAATAGTCCATCCATTTTCTAAAGCATTATAAACAAATATCATTTTTTTTAACTTTGTATCATCTATACATGTTTTATCAAAATCGCTTGGTATAGTAATATCCATTAAAATAACTATTAGAAAAATAAAATATAAATTATTCTTAAAATTAATTAAAATATAAATATATAAATCTAACTTTTATATATGCCTAATTTTAAACCAAAAACTGCAAAAAAAATTATCGTTAACGAAAAAGACACTATAACGTTAGATAAAAAACACGAAGAAATTTGTAGTGAATTTAAATCTAAAAATGAAGACATTATTCCAAAACTAAGAAAAAAGAAAAAAACATTAGAAAAAAAGATAAATTCAAATACTTTTACTTTAGAACAAAAGTTGCAATTAAAAGATGAGCTTGTAAAGGTTGTAAATGAAATAAAATGTATCAAAGAAAAGGAAAAACAATACTACTTAAATAACTCAGAATATATATTTAAGTATTTTGAAAACAAAAAAGAAATAGAAAATGGAAAAACCACGTCAAATAAAAAAATATTAAATTCTTTTTTTAACATTAACAAAGAAGACAACAAGGATAATAAAAATGCAAATAGTGATTTACAGAATTACCTTAGAAACATAGATGATTCTTTGATAGATATTAATAATTTTGTCTTAAATACTGATATATGTAAAATATGTAATAATGGAGAAATCATTCCAGTTGATCACGAGGGTATTATGGTTTGCAATAATATAAAATGTGGAAAACATTTTCCATTTTTAATAGAAAACGAAAAACCTTCCTATAAAGAACCTCCTAAAGAAGTTTGTTTTTATGCCTATAAAAGGATAAATCATTTTAGAGAGATACTGGCACAATTTCAGGCAAAAGAATCTACACAAATACCCGAAAAAGTCATTCAAGATATAATACATCAAATGAAAAAAGAAAGAATCGATATAAAACAACTTAACAACAAAAGAGCTAAGGAAATATTGAAAAAATTAGGTTATAGTAAATATTATGAACATATACCTTTTATAAAAGAAAAACTAGGGATAAAACCTCCAATTATGAGCCCAGAATTAGAAGACAAATTGTGTAATTTATTTATGGAAATACAGGCTCCTTATGCGAAATACTGTCCCGACGGACGAGTTAATTTCTTGAATTATTATTATACGATTTCTAAACTATGCGAATTATTAAATGAAAGAGAATTTTTACCATTTTTTCCTGTATTAAAAGACCGTGAAAAAAGGATCGAACAGGATGATATTTGGAAAAAAATCTGTAAAGAATTAGACTGGAAATTTATACCTACTTTATAAAACATATGTTAAAGTATAGTTATATCATATGTTTATTTAACGAGGAAATCCTACAAGATTTGCACCAATACCGAATCCGGCACCCGAACGAGCGGATACTGCCATGGAAGGTACATAGGTATCAAGGATAGAGAATGTGGCGGCAGCAGTTAGTGCAATTAGTCCTACTTCTTCCATCTTAAGTTGCTGCTTAGGAACAACTGATGCAACAATAGCTACCATGATACCTTCCACGAGATATTTAATAGCGCGCTTTACAAGTTCTCCTAGATCTAATTGATTCATATTATAATATTAATTAAGATAAAAAATATTTTAAAAAAAGAATATAAATTCTAAAATATAGATTACCTATATGGAAAAAAGTGTTCCTCCTAAATTAGCCGATTTATTAACAGAAGATTCGCCTCTGCCTGGACAAAAATTCGCGTGTATTTCATTTGTTTCTCCTGAGAATATTTTGAAAAGAAAAGAGTTGTTTTTATTTGAAAATTTCCTAAAGAATTGGGATTTTGAAAAATCTTTTTCTAAATACAATCAGTTTACTAATTTTATTAGTTATAAATATAATTTAAATGCGGAGGATCTTCAAAAGGATTTAAAGGATTTTGTAAAAGAAGAAAAGAATGCATTAAATGAATCTAATTTGTTAGATGACTATAAAAATTTCATCGACGCAAATGAAACAAAATTAGAACAAGAATTTAATGAAATGAATTCGTTTCGTACAACTACACGAGGAATCAAAGTAAGGGGCGTTTTTGAAACACAACAAGAAGCAGAATTAAGATGCAAATTGTTAAGAGAAATGGATTCCAATCATGATGTTTATGTAGGACCAGTTGGATTTTGGATGCCGTGGGAACCCGATGCATACAAGACTGGAAAAGTGGAGTATTTGGAAGACGAGTTAAATCAGTTAATGCATGAGAAAGAACAAAACGAAACCAAGGCAAAAATGCAGTTTAACGCTCGCGTTGAAGGTGCAAAGAAATCTGCTATAGAAGAAAACAAAAAGAATGCTTTGGAGTCTAATAATAAATTAACTCAAAATATTGATAACAAAGGCAATCTTTATAGCGTAAGCAACGGTGAAGATAGTGAAGTATCGATGGCCGACATCAAGAAAGAACTGTTTGATACAGAAAATGTTATTCTTAAGGGAGACAAAGATAAGAAAACCGACGGAGATAAATTAGACAAGGTAGACTAAATCGGGGAATACCCCCTATATAAATCTTAGTATAATAAATAGAATGAATAAATATTATGTCTATTTATTAGAATCAACTAGTCATGCTACTTACGTGGGCGCAACCGTAGATTTAGAACATCGGTTACGACAACATAACGGAGAAATTAAAGGAGGGGCAAGAGCTACCACCATGAAAGTAAAAAAAGGAGAAACCTGGAGACGCGCTTGCTATGTAGAGGGTTTTCCTACGTGGTCTGAGGCGTTAAAATTTGAATGGGCTTGGAAATTTTATTCTAGAAAACTAAGTATGAATCTTTTTCCATTAGAAAGAAGGAAACAAGCATTAAACACTTTACTATCTTTAGATAAACCTACCAGTAAGGCAATTCCATATACAGAATGGGAAACACCAATAAATGTTGTATGGTAGTCAAGGTATTGTAGTTGATTTTCAAGCTCATACAGGTTTTCCTATAGTTAAATTTAAAAATGGAACGCAAAAAGTAATGTCTCCTCACAGTTGGGAAAGCGATCAATATCCAACTCTTTCATTACAACAAATTCCTTTAATGTTATCTTGGGCCATTACTATTCACAAAGCTCAGGGAGCTAGTATTGATTTAGCAGAAATTGATGTAGGTAATAATATTTTCGCCGCAGGTCAAACTTATGTTGCTTTATCTAGGGTAGTAAGTTTAGAAGGTTTATATCTAAGAAATTTTGATTATAAAAAAATTAAAGTAAATAAAAAAGTAAAAATGCTTTATGAACAATTAAAGTAAATAAAAAGTTAAATATATATATTATGGAAAATAATAAATTAAAAATTGGTTTTATTATATTAAGAAATGTTACTTCTTTTTTACAAAATCTATATTGGATTAATTGTTATGAATGTATAAGACGTTTTTATAATTTTACTGATTATCCAATTGTTATAATTGATGATAATAGCGATTATGAATTTATTAAATATAATAAACCATTAAAAAATACAGTTATTATTCAAAGTGAATTTAAAAAAAGGGGAGAATTTTTACCCTATTATTATTTTTTAAAATATAAATTTTTTGATATAGCAGTAATTATTCATGATTCTGTTTTTATGAATAAATTTATAAATTTTTATACATTAAATTATCATTTTATATGGGAATTTAATCATATTCCCAAACAAATCATGAATCAAGAAAAAAAATTAGAAAATATGATAACTTTATTCAATAATGAAAAGTTAAAAAAATTTTACAAATTAAAAAAATGGAAAGGTTGTTTTGGTTGTATGATGACTATAAATTATAATTTTTTAAAAGAAGTAAATAATAAATATAATTTTGAAATTTTAATACCTCATATAACAAATAGATTTGATAGAATGCTATTTGAGCGCATAATTGGAATTTTAATGCAAGAAACATTTCTGGAAAAAAAAAATATATCTATATTTTATTTTTATCTTGAAAAAAAAAATATATCTATATTAGGTAATATACATAAATATTGTCCATGGGGAATTTGTTTTCAAGATAAAAATAATTTTAAACATTTACCAATTATTAAAATATGGACAGGAAGATAATTAAATACTTATTGGTTGGACTTTCTTCTTAAAAGTCGAGGAGGACGACAAGTAGGTTGAAATGGAATTTTAATATTTTGCCAATCAACTTTTTCTTCTTCAGAATCTTCTGTACTTTGATTTGATATTGAAATTTGCCTTTGAAGAGGAGTAAAAGCAGGTGGGGCTGATCCATCAGACATGGCTCGACTCGTTTGTTGTACGCAATCAAAAGCAAATTGAATAGCTTTTTCATCACTATTATTTAACATGCTTCATGAGACAATTTTTGGAAATCCTCCAATAATCCTTGGTATTTAATTGTCTCATATACTCTCATAATATAACTATCACATATTTGAGCTTTCATAAACAACGTTATATTTTTTTCAGTAATAGTGATATTCGGATCATTTAAATCAGGTCGTTCGGTTTTCCAAAATGTATACCAGTTATACAACTCGGAAGCCATTTCTTCTCGACTAACTAAATTTTCTGGTTCTTTTTTAGGTAATGAAAATTTACGATTAAATCGTGTAAAAAGATTTTTTTGTATTTCGTTAAACAAGTCAGTTTGAATTGTTGGTTCCATTTTCAGATTGTATATTTTAATACTTAAAATATATGTTTCAATTTTTTTAAACCCTTGGAAATTACAAAAATGAGTATATATTTTTCTTTAATCTATTTAAACATTTTTTTAGTTATAATATACGGAATAATGTATTTATGGGTTCTCGTTGTAGGTGGCGCATTTTCTTACTTTGCTTCAATGGGTATTGGAGCAAATGACGCGGCAAATGCGTTTGCTACATCCATAGGTTCTAAATCGTTAACTATAAAAAATGCTGTTATTATGGCAGCTATTTTTGAAAGTAGTGGAGCGATTCTAATGGGAGGACACGTTGTAAATACCATACGAAAAGGTATTGCGGATTATGAATGTTTTCAAGAAGAACCATATGTTTTAATGTATGGTTGTATGTGGGTTTGTTTTTCGGTTGGTTCTTGGCTTTTTATCGCATCAAAATATGAAATGCCCGTATCTACTACACATTCTTGTGTCGGTTCTATGATAGGTATGACGTTAGCGTTAAAAGGACCTGAATGTGTTATATGGTATGAAAAAAAAGAGTCTTTTCCATATATCGGAGGTGTAAGTGGTATTGTTTTATCATGGGTCATTTCTCCATTATTTTCTGCAATACTAGCTAGTTTATTCTTTGGAGGACTTCGCAGCGGATTGTTGAGATTAAAAAACAGTTTTAATAGGAGTATATATGTTTTTCCTTTTATTACAGGCTCGTGTGTGACGCTAAATGCATTTTATATTATATATAAAGGGGCTAAGGGTTTAGGGTTAAACGATACTCCATTTGGAATAGCATGTGCGTGGTCTTTTGGATTTGGTGGAGGATCTGGATTGTTATCACTGTTATTAATAAAAAAAGCCAAGGTTATAGTAGAAAATAGATTTAAAAAATCTGAAGCAAATGAAAATGCTGAATCTGTTGAAAATGCTGAATCTGTTGAATTAGAACTTTCTGATAAAAAGACAACGGATTCTAATGTAGAGGCTAGTGAAGAATTTTATAATAATGCAGTTAACAGCAGTGATGTTGTTTTAACTATTCATGAAAACGCCGAAAAATTTGATGAAAAAACGGAGGAACTTTTTAAATTTTTACAAATATTTACAGCTATATGTGATTCATTTAGTCATGGTGCGAATGATGTAGCTAACGCAGTAGGACCATTTGCTACTATATATACTATTTATAATAATGATATTCTTGCTGAAAAAAATGAATTAGGTAAAGACGCATATTGGATCTTGGCACTTGGAGGTATTGGTATTTCAGCAGGTCTAGCGGTATACGGATATAAAATTATAAAGGCAATCGGAGTAAAAATGTGTAAAATTACGCCATCTAGAGGTATTTCGATTGAGTTAGCTTCTGCGTTAGTTATAATAACCGGCAGTAGATTTGAAATTCCTTTATCTACTACTCATTGTCAAGTTGGAGCCACCATAGGTGTTGCATTATTAGAAGACCCTAAGAAATGTTCTGGAATAAATAAAATGATTTTTGTAAAAACATTAGCAGGGTGGATTATAACATTAATTGTTGCTGGTTCAACTACAGCATTATTAGTATCTCAAGGTTCTTATGCGCCTTGTACTTCTGGATTTTAAATTAGTATTATACATTAAAACTAATTTAATTTTTTAATTTACCATTTAGATTTCTTAACATTAATTCTTGGTCCCGATGATTTTTTTCTGGACGCGTTAGGATCGTAGGACTCATCTTCTTCGTCAGAGTTAATTTCTTTGGATAATTCCCAAAATTCTTTAGAACCAAGTTTAAACTCTCCATGTGGCTCGGCTTTATACCAAAATATCTGGTCTTTTAATGAATTACTTTTTGCATTATTATTAATAACTAAGCATTCATAATTTTCGGTGCACTGGTCCATAACCTGACAAAACGATTCGAACGTTGGAAACATACCGGCATAATTTTCGTATATTCTTTTTCTATTTGCAATATAAGGTTCCCTTAAAATAAATACATAATCAATATTAGTTCTTAGATTAGGAGGAATACCTAAGGGATATTGCATAGTAATAATCAACATAACTTTCCAATGACGACCATTCATAAAAAGTAGTCTCATCATTTTATCTTTTGTCCAACCTGCATCATATAAACAATCATCTAAAATCACAAAAGTACGCCCATCTATGTTTGACCTTTTATAAGTTTCCGTTTCTCTTTTAATTTGCTTTATAACTTGTTTTTGTCGTTTAAGTATATTTTCTACTATAGCACTATTATATTCATCGTGTATAAATAATTTAGGTACATGCTTAGCATAAAATCCATTACCTGCCTCGGTTCCAGATATAACCGTTCCTATAGGAATATCTTGTTGATAATACAAAATATCTCTTACTAAATATGATTTTCCTGTATCACGACGACCAATTAATACAATAACGGGACCTGAACTACCATGCTTGGCTTCAAATTTTATATTTCTCATATTAAATTTTTTTAACTCTAGAGTCATATTATATTTCAATATAAAAAAAAGAAAGTTAATAAAACGCAAAATTAGTTTAAATAAAACTAAATAAATATTTATAAAATAAAATGGCAACAGACGAAATTCAACTAAATTATAAAGCAGCAACTGTTTTATCAAATAGTGATTATTTAGGTGTTAAAAATATCCAATTTTATAATCCTATATATAATAACTTTTTTATATTAAATGAAAATAATAATAACGAAATTAGCTTAAATCAACCGTATGATATTTTAAGCGTCATAAAAAAATTTACTTATAATACGTATCTATGTTTAGTTAAAAAAAATAATGAAACTACCACAAAAGAAGTCTTTATTAAATTTGCTCCTATAGTTGATCCTATAAAATATATGGTGGGTAAATATAACTTTGATGAAAATTTATTTAAATTACCGGAATTTAATAATAAAAACGTAAACAATAAAATTCAAGATACCAATAACTGCGCATACACCGATGGATTTTTTGTATATTTAACAAGCAAATTATTGGAAAAGTTTAATTTTATAAACGGAACCACATTTTATAATTCTTATTTAGCAAATCATGAAAACATGAAAATAAATATTTATGAAGATATTGATTTTTTAAATGAATCCGACGAGTTCCATAAAAATAAAAAAATACATTTTAATGTAGATGAAAGTTTTTACGATGAATTGTCAAATTATGATTCAAAAGATAATAAAAAAAAAATAAACATTACCGATACAGATGAAGAGCTATGTTTAAATATTTTAGATGTATCTTGCGATCTTATACAGGAAACTCAAATTATAAATATGGAAAATTTACCTGATATAAGTTTAAATGATATCATTATTACGGATAAAAGTTCGGTACATTCAAGTATAAGTGGGTCATCTTGTTCTTCAAGAACATCCTATACAAATAGCGGCGACGAAGATGAAAATTCTGATAATGAAAGCGAATGTAGCGAAGAAAGTTATGAATCTTCAGAAGAAGAAGAAGAAGAAGAAGAGCAAGAAATATTTGCTTACATAAAAGATTTTCCGGTAAATTTAATATTCATGGAAAAATGCGTCAGTACTTTGGATTCCTATATGTCAAAAAATGATATAGAAGAAGGAGAATGGGAATCTATATTATTACAAGTTATATTTACACTTATCACGTATCAAAAAGTATTTGATTTTACGCATAATGATCTTCATACAAATAATATAATGTATGTTGACACCTATAAGCAGTATATATATTATGGTTTTAATGGAAAAACATATAAAGTTCCTACCTATGGGAAGGTTTGGAAGATAATAGATTTTGGAAGAGCCATTTATAAATTTAAAGGAAAAACTATGTTCAGCGACAGTTTTTCACCAGAAGGAGATGCAGCTACGCAATTTAATTGTGAGCCATATTTTAACAAGGAAAAAAAAATTGTAAATCCAAATAAAAGTTTTGATTTGTGTAGATTTGGTTGCTCTCTATTTGATTATTTCATAGACAATATAACAATGATAAAAGAGCGAGAAGAATGTGACAATTTACAGAGCTTAATATTAGAATGGTGCAGCGATGATTCCGATAAAAATGTATTATACAAAAATAACGGAGAAGAAAGATATCCAGAATTTAAATTGTATAAAATGATAACAAGGAGTGTTCATAATCACATACCTGAAAAACAATTAGAAAGGATAATGTTTGATAAATATAAAGTATCAAAGAAGAAATTAAATAAAAAGACTAAAATCATAAATATAGATAAATTTCCAGTATGTGTATAGGATAATAATATAAATAAACTATTAATTTATATTATTAGAATTCAGGTGCATCAGTAAAGACTCCTGGTACACTAGGCAAAGAAGATGAAATACCGGTATCTCCTAAAAATGAGGTTAAACCCTCCATATCTCCCATCTGTCCCATCACTAATTGCGCAAACCCAGAAGATATGAAAACATATAAAGAATCCATAGATAGAGTCTTAATATCTAATTCTTGTTTCTTTACTAATTTTAATTCTCCCGCTCTTACAAAAAAGAAAACTAATGATATAGCAACACTTAAAAAAAGAATATCCTTCATTTAATTTATATTTATACTACATTAATCGTAATTTTACGAATTATCCTAAAACCTCTATGTTGTCTAATACCGGATCGTCTAATGATTCTATTCCATCTAAAACTACTGGCGAATCAATAATATTTAATTTATCGTCGTCATCTTCGTTAAATTGCGTTTCATTTGAAAAAGATACATTATTATCGTCTAAATCATTTTGTATAGGATTTATGAGACTCTCGTTTTCTTGCATATCTTGCATATCTTGCATATCATTAGATTCACTAGTTTCTTTGTTTGAAACTAAATCATTTACGTCTAACATAATTCCATAATTATTGTCATCGATCACTAAATTATCATTTGTTTTTAACTTTAAAGAACTATCTAGATCAGCAACCTCTTCAATAATAACATTATTAGAACCTGTTTTACTATCACTTAATTCATTATTATCCGCAGTTTCTACTTTAGGAACAGATTCTACGTTTTCTTCTTTCTTTTCACTCTCGCTTTCTTCTACCACCGGTATAATTTCTTCTTGAACCTCCACATTTTCTTCTACAACTTCATCTAAATAAGAACGTAATATATCTTCTAACGGAATGGTGTCTCTAATGGCACATAACACACATTCCTTAACTATTAATTCTATTTCACGATTATGCTTTTGGACATCTAAAGGACTAATTCCTTTTTGAAATAAATAAATATTACTATAAAGTTTTCTTGCAGTTAAAATATAAATCTTATGAATAAAATTTTTAAAATCAGGTATATCAATATCTACCTTTTTTTGATGTTGTCCTACTCTTACACATGTTAATGCTTTTAATTGAATTATATGGACACATGTTATTAAGTCTTCTATATAACCACACTTACTGTCCGTTTTTATACGATTTACCTCTTTTTCAATAAGCTCCGTATTCCACTTTGGAATTTGAGATAATAAATTTTGAAAAGTCATTAAATATTTTTCTTCTTCGTCATTTTCTAGACACAATTTATATGAATCGTTATAAATAGATTTAAATCCTTCAATAATAAAAGGATATAAAATAGTGACTAGTCTGGCAGTCCACTCGTTTCTTGATTCAGTTAAACTATTTAGATTATAATCGTCCATTTACATAAATGTAATATTTTCTAAATTATCATTATAACGTATAAATGAAATTAATAAAATAAAATACATAATTGTTTTTTCATTCCTTATTTCTTTTTTTATTTTATTTATAAATAGCAATAAAAATAACTTTTTTTTTGATAATGGAATATTTTTTTCAATATAGTCTATTATATCCAATCCAGATATTCCCTTATTATATAATTTTTCTACAACGCTAAATAGTAGCTCTGGTTCTGTTTTCTTATTTATTTTCTTAATAATATTTTTAAGAAAACTATTTTTCTTATTGTGCAGAGTAGATAAATGAAATGTTTTTTTTATATTATATTTATGTAAAGCGGTTTCTTTACCTGATATTAAAGGGAGTGGTACGTATATTTCTGAAAAACGAGATAATATAGGTCTCAATAATTTATATTTATTTTCAACAATAATAAAAAATCTTGTAGTGTGACTAAATAACTCTATACATCTTCTTAATGCAGATTGAGCATCAATCGTAAGTTTATCCGCATTTAAAAGCACTATACTTTTAAATAATTCTTGCGAATTATGAATATTTGCTTTTGCAAAAAACTTTAATTCTTCTCTAATAAATTTAATTCCCTTTCCGTGACCACAATCTATAACAATTACATATGTTTTTATTAATTCTTTATCTTTATTATAAATATTATTTATAAATTCCTTTAATAAAGTACGCTTACCTGACCCGTGTTCGCCGTGAAATATAATGTGAGGAATCTTTTTGTTTTTTATAAATATATTTAACTTATTTTTAATTTCTTCGTGAATATTTAATTCCATTCTAATAGTATTTAAGAGATATAATTTAAATACTATTTTTTCTTATTTAATAACTACTTAAACTCTGTGTAAAAGGATTTTTTTTAAATGCTTCTAAAATATTGGGTTCTATACGATCTGTATAACTATTTGGTAATTCTTGCTTACCATGTAATTGTCCAAATGTTTGTATATCTGGTGTATAGATGGGTCCTATATCACTAGAATTTGTTCTATAATTTTCGCTGTTTCTTTGTGTAGATAGGTCGGCATTTATTTTATTATTAAAAACGTCGGTATTTCCTGATGGAGTAAAAGAGTACACATCTCTATTTACATTATTACGTTGAGCGTATTCTGCGTCTGCTGTACGAATTCCTCCTTGTCCAATAGCATTTCCAAAATTTTCGCTGCTTGTTGTCATTCTTTGGGTATTCATTTCTATTTGATTTGCTATGTTATATCCTAATCCATTTTGCATATTTTGTCTTTGGATATTCATATTATAAGGCTGTTGACCTACCGTTTCACGTATAGTAGGCTTTGGTTTATTTGTTTGGTACACATATTCTCCTCCAGCACCAACCCTTTGAACATTTCCATTTATTCTTATATTTCCTATTACATTTTCCTTTTTACTGGGTCTTAGTATTTCCATTAAAGGACTTACCAAAGAATTAATTGAAGAAAATAAAGGTGCTGTACCGGTTGCTGCTCCAAATACACCGTCTTCTCCAATCGTACTACGATTATTAGGTAAAGTAGTATGACTACCTCTACCATTATTGTGTTCTGTAGTAGGATTTGCATTTACAGCAGTTGAAACACCAAAAGCATCCCCATATACATGAGGCCTACTACTTGCTACATAATTTTCAGGCGCCGGTCCTTTTATCATATGTCCTCCTCCCGCATTACCACCATATGCAGTGGTTGTATTTATTCTATTTACTTCTGGCATTATTTCAAGAGCTCTATTTGTAGGGCCTTTTTCGATACCCGTAGTAGTTAAATATCTTTCGGGACCATTCATATAATACGTATCTGGTTTATGATGTTCTATTTTTCCTTCAAGACCTCTATTTTTTATTCTAGACATAGCCGGTCCTGCATGACCATTCAAGTCATAACTTAATTTTGGATTTGTTTTTACACGTAAATCATCCACCGATTTAGGCATCCATTCGTCTCTCGCACCCATCCCTGTATTGAATCCCGTAAATTCTTGACCATTTTTTAAACCAGGAGCCTCTCGTTTTTCTTCCCAAGGTTTATTATTGTTTTGTTGTAAACTAACTACCTGTCTAGATTGTATAAATTCATTCATATTGGGTGCTCCATGAGACCACTGCATAGATTCCTCGGGTTTAAATAATGGCGCCATTTCTTCTTTTGTAAAGGTCTGAGAACCAGAACCGACCATACTATCTAAAATATTTTCTGCTACATTTTCATTATCCATAGAAACACCCTTTATTTTACTGCCAAAAAAAGGTGTCATATTGTTATGCTTGAAATTTTGTTGTTCAATTGTATTACCGCTTAATGATGAAATATTATTGGCGCTAAAATAACTATCAGTATTACGAGTCGGTCTTGTACTATCACCTTTAAAATCATTATTATAAGGACGATATTCATTACTTGGTACTTTGTCTCCGGTGTTTAATACTATTTTTTCTCTATTATTTTTATTTACAAAATTTTTACCTGCTAAATTATTGCTACCATATTCATATACAGTTTTTTTAGAATCTCCTAATGATTTTGGCGTAGACGATGGAAAACTATTTGAAAACGTTTCCTTATTTTTATCATGATTTCCATTACTATCCATTATTGTATATAATCCTGCTGCTGCCGCAAGTGCTATTGGGAATTCCATTATATATATGTAATTATATTTTTTGATAATTTAACACCAAAATAGCAAAAAATTATTTATACATATTTATAGATATTTGTCCTTAACTTCTATCCTAGAACTTATATTATTGGAAAATGTTCTAATAGCATGATTCTGTAAATTCTCATGTGTGTAATCCCATCTAGTGATATCTTTGTCTAACAACTGCCAGGCAGGCAAGACAGCTCTAGATTGTTCTGTTTTAGCGTTTACTCTTTTATAATTTGGTGGTTTAATTGCAACCTTATTGTATACAAACTCCGGTTCATCTCTATTTAGTCTATTATTTTGATTTCTTAATTCATTCTCTAAATATATTAAATTAGGGCTATAATTAGCCCCCCACTTCTGCAATCTTATAAAGGGACAATCCTGCATCGGTAAGTGATCTCCTTGACCTGGAACATTTAACATATATCTTCCAGTACCGGTAGATTGATTCACTTCTAATTCCATTCTAGCTGGTTCGTTACTAATACGTGTAAAAGCCATTTATACTATATTAAGAATTAATATTTGGAAATGGTCGTTGATACCCTTCCACTATTAATGGAGCCGGTAAAATTAAAGGTGGTCTTACAAAAAATGTCGCCGTAGATAAATCATTTAATTTTGGAACCACTTTTGGAGTAGATTTTACTAAATTGCTGGATCCTATTCCAAATAAAGAAGATTCTATGTCTACAGAGTTTTCACTTAATGAACTCCGATTCATTCTACTTGGAGGAGCTGTACCCCCAGCAGGTATAGATACACTATGCGGAGGACCATTTGAAGAATGAACATATTTTATGTGCTCGTTTATTTTCCTAAATTGTTGCTCTTCTAATAAATAATCTCCTCGTGTATTTTTATTTCTCGTAGATGTCATATATTCTATATTAATAATAAATATTATAATGAATCTTTTATTATTTCAATTTGCGATTTAAAAGCACCATCTTTTCCATAAAATAAACCAACGCTATTATGAAATCTATCAAAATAATCATAGGATAACATTAATACCATTCCCCATTCATTATCTTCTAATAAATCATTTAAAACTAATCTAGCTTTGTTAAATAAATCGTTAAATTCCTTTTCTTTTATAAGATCCTCATATAATTCTCGCCTTGTTTTACTTATCCTTTCTTCATCATAATCCTCTACATCAAATACTTTTAAAATTTCTTTTTGATATTCTACTTGATTTGTATACTTAACCGGTAATTCATATTTATACATTATACTATTAATATGAATATGTTTAAATAATATTTATCTTCTTAATTTAATTGTTTTTTTGTGTATTCTCTACTTGGCAATCCACCTCTAATCCAACCCTTAGATGCAACCCCCTCCACTAAATTTTTTGGATTTTGAACATTTTGTTGAACTTCTGGTATCATAGGAGTGTTATATAAAGGAATATAGGATGCCTCCGAAGTAGTTAAAATACTTTTTCTACTACTTTCCCGCTCTCCTAAAAATAAACCATGTTCTATAGTACTATCTACTTTTCCTTTTCCCAAATAAGGTACCGTTAAATATTGTCTTTCTTGCAAAGAAATCTTTCCTCTGGCATGTAACATATTTTTATCTATTAATAATTGTGAATTCATATCTATATTACTACCATTCAAAGCGGTCTGGTGACTACCACTATAGTTAACATTTGGTTGTTGAAGAGCAAACGATATACCTCCTTTCATTTCACTATCAGCTGCATGATAATTATGTAATTGATAATTACCAGATTTAACATTTTGAATATTCTTTTGACTTCGGTCAGATACATCATTTCCTATTCTTGACATGGAATCAAACATGTAATCACTTTTTAAGGACATTCTTTATATATAATCTTTATTAATATTTTTTTTTTATTTATTTATTTTGGCCTCAGCAATGTACCATCTTTTGTTGACTTCATATCTCCGTATAAAAATTTTGTAAATGCGTTTTGATCGTTAGGTATTTCTGTATTCGCAGTTGAATAAAAATTTCTCATCGAATAATCAAATACGGTATTATTTCCTAAATCTTGAAATAATTTTTTCTCAATATCAACATTTGACCTATTTATTTCCTTTATCATTTCTTTTGTTTTATTTTTTATATCATCGTCTATCCCTTCGTAAAATGCCGGAGGAGCAGATTTTCTTTCTGGATTATCTTGTATTTCCGTTAAAAGTACATTTCCTAATGGATTGCTTGAAGTTGGCTTTTTATAAGATGTCAATTTACTTTGAATATCCTCAATATCCTCTTTCTCTTTCTCTTTATCTGTATCCTCTACATCTTCTAAACTTGAAAAACCTTCGGTTAAATTCGATATACTTCCAGCTTTTAAAAGAGCTATTAGAAATATTACCACTAGTCCAGTTGTTATAGCCTTAATAGACCTAAATATTATTCCTCCTATAATGGACATCATAATAATTAATCTTGATAATGAATTTAATTTTTCGTTAAAAGACATAAATGACATAGGCCATAATTCAAAAATATGGTGTTTATCTATTAAAACTGAAGGATCTTGTATCCAAAATTTTGTTGTCATTATATATATGATTCTTTATTTTTTTGTTAATAAATAATATTTACTTCTTTTTATTGCCCTTCTTTTTCTTTTTCTTTTTTGGCTTTTTTCCTTCGGATATTAGCGTTTTTTCTATTTTCTCACCCGTACTAAACTTATCTTCCGTTATAATTGCATTATCTATAATAGCATTCACCTTTTCTTCTTGTAATTTCTTTTTCTCTTCTAATTTTTGCAACATTCTTTCTCTCATTTTTGCATTCTTTAAATTTTTATTTAAATTGTTTCTCATCGCACCTAAATCAATCTTCCCACCAGAAGCCATCTTACCTGCCCCCCCAGGCATACCCATCTTTTTAAATATCTCATCTATATTTTTCATCCCGGGAACACCCTTCATCTTATTTAACATCTCGCTAGCCTCTTCTAAAAGTTCACTTTCTTTAAGTTCCCCACTTTTAAATTTATCATCTAAGGTTGAACCAATCTTTTTTATTAATTTCATCAAAGATGTTGGATCTTTTAGTAATTTTTGAAATACGTCATCTACATTTCCCGATTCGCCTAGAGAGCCCTCCAAATCTTTCGCGGTTTGTTCTGCAATTTCTTTTGCTAATGCACCTAACTTTCCGTCCAGTAATCCGTTAATATGCGAATGCATGTCATCCGCAGAAGGTATTTCTACCCCAGATACATCATCACCATCCTTATTAAACATATCATTCATTTCATTTATCGTTTTTTCTAATTTACTCTTAAACTCATCTTGATCTATTGCTTTAAATATCTCACTTGCTTCACCAAACATATTTTCAGAATCCCCCGAATTTACTACTAAAAATAAAACTAATTGAAGGTATTTCCAAATAATATCCCTAGTCTTATCTGTAATATTACTATTCCATAACTTCCTGAAATCTACATTCGGTAAAAAATACACCGTTTTATCTTCTTCGTCTTCTTTAAATATTTCTTCATTTTTATACAAAATATTAAAAAAATGCTTTGGATATACCAATTTACAGTAATTATATAATTCCAAATAATCTTCCTCTTTATCCATAGGCGGTAATTCTTGTTCTGGAAAAGTTTTTTTAATATCTTTATATAAATCATTTATTATCTTTTCAAATTCTTTTAAATGATCTTGATTGTCCTTATTTGTTTCATCGCCTGTATTTTGGTTCATTATAAATAAATGTAATCAATACTATTTAAATTAAAGTCATGAAAAATATATTAGCGATAATTTTGATAGAGTTTTAACAAATTTCATTTGTTTTGTTTTTTCTTCATCTTTTAAACCATTTAATTGTCCTCTTATTCTATCTATCACTTTTAAGGTCTTTTCGGCATTCACCGCTACCCCTTCCTCAATATCCCAAGAATAATCTTTTACTATAAAAAAGGTAAAGTCTTCTTCATCTATTTGTTTTTTATATCTTATGTATATCTGTTTATACCAAAGTGTTATTAAACCTTTTGGATTATATTTTTTAACTTGTTGCAACGCAGTTCTAGCCTTTTCCATATCGTGATCCTTAGGAAAAAGCTCGCATACCCAATCCATCCATTCCAAAAAATGATTTCCAAATGCTTTTAAACACAATTGTTTTTGGGCAATAGCTTTAGACATATTTAAATATATGTAATTATTTTAAATATATATTTAAATATTATTTGTTTTTTCTATTTCTTTTTGTCGATCTTGAATAATCTTATCCATATCTACCCCATTTGTACCAATTTTATCTGGAACATAATTATCGGGAGGCGTTTCTATGTTATCTTCATTTGCAGGCGTACAATAATTATGCATTTGTCTAACTCCTCCTGAACCTTTAGCTGATAATTCATCTGCATCCATATCATAATAACTATAATTGTCCGATTGAACCCCAAAACATCCACTCGATGAAATACTAAAACAATCTGGTTCGCTATTTTCATTTTTTGGCTCACCAATTTGATTATTCAAAAAATTCATGATTTCATCCCCTTCTAGTATCTTATTACCCCTATTTATTAAAAGCAGCGTAGGAACTTTTCTTAAAGTATTAGGCATTTCCATCTCTGTTCCGTTCTCAAGAATAATATAACTAATTCCTTCATCATTCGTTTTACGCTTATCTATGCAAATATAATGTAAATCATTTCTTAACGGGTGTTTTATAATTTCAGATAATGTTTTTTCACAATGCTTACAATAATTACTATAAAAAAAAACGGAATTCATATAATTATTATAATAATAATTTGCCGGAAAATAAACATATTTACTAAATGTTTTATAAAAATTGAATTAAAATATTAAATCATAAATATATATTAAGATGGAACCTAGAATTGACAGAGTTTCTGAGGAAAACAATACTTTAAAATTGTATATTACCAACGCAAATTATAGCGTCGTTAATGCTATTAGAAGAACTATTTTATCTAAAATACCTGTAGTATGTTTTAAAGCTTTTCCGTATGAAGAAAATTTATGTGAAATCCTCGTAAATACAAGTGGGTTAAATAATGAAATCATTAAACATCGGCTCACTTGTATCCCAGTACATCTTGACCCCGATGAAGAAGATTACAAAAATTTGAAAATTGTTATCCACAAAAAAAATACCAGCGAGGAAATGATGTTTGTCACTACTGAAGATATTGCTATTTTTGATAAAAACACAAACATACAAATGGCTGATGCAGATGTCAAACAAATTTTTCCACCATTTAAACCAGATCAAAAGAGCGAATATTATATAGATATTCTTAGGCTAAAACAACAATTGTCAAATAGTATTGTCGGCGAAGAATTTCATTTAGAAGCACAATTATCCGTATCTACTGCTGAAGAAGACGGAGCTTATAATGTAGTATCATTATGTAGTTATATAAATACCCCTGATACTATTGTTGCTAATGACAAATGGATTGAAAAAGAAAAGGAAATGCAAGCAAAAAAGGAATCAAAGGAAAATATAGAGTATGCTAAAAAAGACTGGTTTTTGTTAGATGCAAATAGAAATTATATTGAAAATAGTTTTGATTTTTCAATTGAAACAATTGGTATATATTCAAATGCAGATATATTTAAAAAGGCGTGCATCATATTAATAACCCAGTTTAATGAACTAAAAGATAAATTTCAAAGTGATTCTGTAATCATAAATAAACCCCTATCCACGAATGAAAATAGCTTTGAAGTCGTTTTAGAAAATATCGACCATACTATTGGAAAAGTCCTTGAGTATGTACTATACGAAATATATTTTGTACAAAGAAAATTAATCCACTATTGTGGATTTATGAAAAAACATCCACACGATACCTTTTCCGTTATTAAAATGTCTTTCCCCGAACCGGTAGAAAAATCAATTATTCGTGATTATATGTTATCTTGCATAGAAGAATCAACCAGAATGTACAGCAATCTATTATCTAATATGAAATAACATATTATTTATTATAATAAAATGATATGTTAAACATTATAAATATTTATTAGCATTACGTTAGCAAAAACAAAAATACCAAACAAAAGAAAGTATAAAAATGTTTCTTTATTTTCTATTTTATAATATGCATATGTTCCTACAATATACATTAATACAAATATAATAACTACTCCTGCTAGATATTTTATATTATTAGATATATCTATATCTAAAAATGGAGTCGGCCCTGGATATTCATACAAAGCAGTATCATCATCACTATCGGTATCGGTATCGGTATCGGTATCGGTATCGCTCTCCGTATCCGTATCCGTATCTGTATCTGTTCTTTCATTGCCATCGTTTCTGGGTGGTGTTCGTCCCATATCATTATTTATGTTGCTAGTTGCCATAATAAAATCAGCATATGTTGATGTATCCTCGGTTATATCAGTATCCGTATCAATTAAACTGCCTGCCATAATAAATGAAGCATCATCCATAATAAAGTACTGTTAGAAAATAATATCGTTATTTTTATTCATCTAAATTTATATTTAAATCTAAATTACAAATATCGCTACTGGCATCATCTGAACTATATGTTGTATAATTTTTTCCAAAGGGTATATTCCACTGTAGTCCGGATACATCACCTATATTTGTGGCTACTCCATCGCTTAAGTTAAATTTTATATGATCGGTACCATCTTCATTTACTACTTTACTATCATCTTCACTAGGAACTATTATATCAACTCCCACACTACCACCATCATCTTTTAATCTATCTATATTCGTTATACCTGCAACATTAAAAACATAAGATCCACTTGCATCATTATATATTTCTGTCTCGTCACCGTCATCGGAAGTTATATAGACTTTATCTAAAAATAATTTATTATTGCACCACTCCTTATTACTTGTTAATATCGGATTAATATCGGTACTTTCAACCGGTGCAATTATTTGTATATCTAAATTTTCACTAACCGATTCACCCGTTATATCTGATTTATATGAATATGATAATGACTGAGTACTGGGTATTGAATCTACATTTGGTATTGATACGCTAGTATCACTTGTTAGTTTTGTTAAACCATAATATTTATCCCAAACTACTGTTGTATCATAATCATTAAAATCTGGTACGGACGTTGTTTCTACTTGTAATGAATAATCTAATTTATCTACACTACTGCCATCTCCCGTAAGATCTAATCTAAATATTTCAGGCGAATCAATTGCTGAGCTTACTATTGTCACCGTTCGTGTTAAATCTGTACCTGAAATTGTGTATGTTATAGTAAATATATCACCTCCAACCAATTCATTAAAACTAGTATCACTATCAATAGTTGTACCGTCGCTATTCTTTGTAATAGAAACCGTTATTTCATCATGTAAATCACTATATGAACTATCTGTATCACTCATTAACTTATTATCCTTTATAATAGTTATTCCAGCTGCATTCTTACTATTAATCCAATAATCATAGTCTGTTGTATCATCATTAAATACACATTCCATATCCGAATTTCCGTCGCTTGAACAATTTAATAAATAAGACACCCCACTATCACTATCATTATTTACCGTAAATGCTTCACAATTTTTTACCATACCACTATTTCTAAATAACCAATATACAAACTCTACTGTGATGTATGCAATCACTATAATTAGTCCTACATGTAAAGCAAATTTTAAATAACTAGATTTTATCATATATTATATTAAAATATAATATATTATATTATTTCATCTACCAACCCATACAATAAACATATCTTTGAATCCAACCATAAATCTTTTTTTAATAAGTTATTTAATAATACTGGATTTATATTAGTGTTATTTAAATATATATTTCTTATAATTGTCATAAGAACTTTCATATTTGTTAATTGTTCTTCTAGTTCATCATATTTTCCACTATCTGAACCAGATAACTGATGTATTAACATTAAAGAATTTTTTGTCATATATCTTTTTTTACCAACAACGCTAATTAATGTTGCAGCACTGGCCGCAAATCCATCTATATAGGTATAAACTGGAGTATTAATATTTTTAATTAAGTCTATAATATATAAAGTATGGAATAAACTACCGCCATTACTTTGAATGTGCAAATGAATAGGAGGAGGTTCAATATGATATTGTATTTGCATAACCGATGATCTTGTATCTAACTCATTTATTTTATTCTTTAATTCAAAACAACTGCGTTGATTTACGGGTCCGTAAAAATATATATCATTATTTAAGTCTTGAATAATTCCATATTCGTTTACTATTTCGTTATTTTCTTCCCTAGTATTCAATAAAAAATTTTTCTCTGGTATTTTAAATTCATCATTATTATTTTTATCGGGATTATTCATTAAATTCATCCCCATGATTCCTCCTAAAACACTTCGCCGATTCCAAGTAAAACAACTAGATTTTATTAACATTAGTGCCAACAACACTCTTTTAAACATCTATATACAAAGAATATTATAATTTTAATTAAACACTATTAGCAGTAGCCACAGTTTCATCTACAACTTCCTTTAATACATTTTCTACAACCGAACTCTTTTTTTCATCTCCTTCTTTATAGTTCAACAGATACATTTGTTGCGATTCATGTAATTTATTAAAATAAATGTAAACTTTGTTTAATGTTATTATTTGACGAGTTTCTTTAAATTCTTCGTGAATATTAAACATGTGCACTCTAAATTTATGAGGCCATTCTTTTACCGGTTTTTGTTTTTTTATATAACAACCTATATAACTCTGCCACAAATTGTAAGCGTAGTCTGATATCTCTTGACGGTATACATCGTATTTTTTTTTGTCTTCTGGATAAAAATTTAAATATTCTTGCAACCTTTTTTGCTTTCTTAGAGAAAGATAATGATACTTGGGTTTTATTTGATTTCCACGTAATTTCCTAATATGTTCATAATGTTCGTCCCTTATTTTTGTGCGTACATTTGTATCTTTATTTTTAATCATAAATCCTCCAAAACAAGTAAAATCTTTTTTCGACCAAGAATCATTAAAATCACTACAAGTTAGTTTCATCAACGTATCATAATCATTTATACTATTACTTAAAACTAAATCGGTTGGAATAGATATACCTAAATTTGAAAGTAAATCCAAGAATTTACTCGTATCTACCGTATAAATAATAGTTTCTTTCTCTTTTCTAATAAATTGATACATTTCCACGAGAAATATGAAACACTTATTATCTTTTGTTCTAGAAACAATTCTATTTTTTGGATGTTGCAACACAAAACTATAACTATAATATATATTTTCATCCTCCCCGATTTTAGGTAATTGTTCAAAATCTAAACCTATTTCATTACAAGCTTCTAGAAACATGGTTCTAAAACTATCTATTTCCTCTTCTTGGACAAATTTATTATTTGCACCTATATTACTACGGGTTGCTATATTCCATTCTTTTTTATAACCATCGTAAAATAGATTTATCATCGTTCCTTCTATCAACTCCTCTACTTTAATCCCGTCAAAACTATTTTTTTTTATAAATGAATCAAAAGATATTGACTTTGGTGGTGAAAATCCTACTACATAATTATCTTTATCCACTATAACCGACCTATACTTACCATACATCGAATAGTCTTCATCCGTCTCTAGCTTATCCTTTATATATCTAATTATCTTATGATTTGGATCATTTTTATTTTCATAAATTTTAACATGTTTACCTTCCGTGTTATTTAAAAATATTAATTCTTGTTTTGGTATAGTATATGTAGGCATTTTACATTTATTTATCTACATACCTTTAACTCAATTTTATATAAAAATTGTTTGAAATAATTATTTAATTTCTGCTATAAATATAAGTAATGACGCAAAGTTCGGTTAAAATTCAATTAAATGATATTATAGAAATTAATGCACCATCAAATGAAAGGTTAGATAAAAAGAAATTTCTAGTTAGTTATGCAAGTGAAATAAAAATAAGATTAGTTGAAATTGAAACATTAGAAGAAATAAATTTATTCATTAATGAAGAAGGAACATTAATGGATACGTCTATTTCAAACATATCATTACTAAGTAGAGATATAACTCCTGGCTATGCATTACAAAATAATCTTTTAGTAGATACTTGGATAGATATAACATTTAGTGAAGATATACCTACTATAATAACAGGACAAATTACAAATTTAGAAGAAGATATGATAGAAATAAAACTATATCCATCAAATAGTTATATATATATAGATTTTGCTTATAAAGGATTACCTGAAGAGCTTAATATAAAGGAGATTGTAATTAGAAATCCTCCCAAGGAAGTGGGGTTGGAACTAGAATCAAAAATAAGTATTCAAGAAGAAGAATCCAAATTAACGGAAGAAAAAGAAAAGACTGATGCAGACTTTAAAAAACTCAATTGGGCCGAGGAAATGGAAGATGAGGAAGTGCCTTCACCGAAACAATCTGAATCCAGTGATACAAAAGAAGATTTAACCTTGGAAAATAAAGATTTATTTTTAGATGGATTAATCTTGGAAGGCGATGCTATTACATTTGGCGAAGAGTTGGGAGAAATTACACAAGAGGTAGTGGTGGATGAAAAAAGGAAAAGATTTTCTATTGAATCCCAGACAACTAATTTAATGGATGATATGTTGTCGCGCATACCTACCTCACAAAGAAATCATGAAGTAATTAAAAACATTCAAAAAGAAATTAACAGATATGTAGAATTAAGAGATGCATTTTCTATTTTTGATTTAAATGGTAGTGTAGATCAGGCTAAATATAAAGGGGTAGATAATAAACCTCTTAAAGAATCATTATTAGAATTAAAACATGGATTACCTTGGCTAATACCAATAGTTAAAAATAAAAGAAAATTGTACGATATAGAATTATTTGAAGATATTCCAGATAAAGATGATATTAACGTAGTTCATGCAAAATTAGGAGATATAAATATCGAAGAAAATGAAATCATAAAACAATATCAAAAATTAAAAGCGTCTTCGTTTTCCGGGGAAAATGAAAGGTATAAATATTTAATTAGTAATTTAAATCCTATTTACACTCCTTTCCAAAAGACAGACGATACAAATGTTATTTTTGATTCGATTCCTGTAAAAAGGGAGTTTTTAACCATTTTAAATAACGAAGAAAACTACGAATCTTTTGTCGCCGACAGTGGAAATTTGAAAAAAAATAAATATGTAATGCAAAATTGTAACACCGGGTTATTTACAATACGAAAAGATAGGCTAAAAAATAATTATGATATAAAATTAACAGAACCCGATGATATGCAAATAACATCTTTTATGATGCTTCATGAAAATGTAATGAAATATACCAAAGCATTTTTACCTGAAACATCTATTTTAAAACGAAGTAGTTTGAATGCGTATCCTTTATATTATTATAAATTATTAAATCGTAGAACCGCGCCAAATACAATTATATTGGATGATTTTCAGAAAAATAATAATAATAATACAAAATTCTTATCTAGTATAAATGAATTTATTATTCGAGAGGCTGAAAATATCGATAATAAGTATGAATATTTATTGGATAGAATGATTCCAACCACGAGAAATTTATTTTTATATGTTAAAGAATTTTTGAATGGAGAATTATCCATTTCATCGGTAGTTAAGGAATTGGAGCCTTTTTTAATTTACGACACCGACCTTACTTATATGCAATATAGAGAGATTTCAAATTACTTAAAAGAAAAAATTATTGATTATAAGAAAAAATACGTTTTAAAAAGCAAGGAATTTAAGTTTTTACCGCTTCCGGATGAAAAATTAGTGGTTAATCCAATTGTAGCTTTATTACATAATATATCTCATCCAGTAAATGAAAATGAATTGGATTCACATATATTTGAAAATGTTTATAAAATAAATTCCAACGATACAACCGGTAAGATAATTAAAGATTTAGATATAGATAATCATACTTTGATTTCAAAATCTATTTCTTACACGAATTTGTCTTTATTGGGAATGATTGATATAGAGACCGAGTTTAAATCATTAAGCGAACAGTATGAAGAAACATTAAAAGAAGAAAAGGAGAATAATTCGTGTGGTACATTTGTACTTGCTAAGAAATATATAGATATTGAAGAATTAATGGAAGACAACGATAAAGATGTTATTTATTTTGATAAAATGTATGATACAACCGTCTATGATATAATAGAAGAATACAGGGATGAAGAGAATGTTATGAGTAGGGAAGAGTTTACTGTATTTTTAGTAGATAAGTTAAAGAAAAATATCGGTTTAGCTCCAGAAAAGGCTGTGGAAGACGCAGAAGCTATGATACTTAGAAAAAGGCCGGTAAAAGAAGGATTTTATGCGATGCTTGATATAGATGGAGAGGGAGAAGAGTATTCCTTTTACAGAAGAGTTAATAATAGATGGGAAAAAGACGAAACTATGAAATCTATCTATGCAGAAAATTCTCAGGCTTTTTGCAACGTACAAAAAGATTGTCTAGAAGTAAATGACATATGTAGTTCTGGTGATTTAGCTGAAACGGAGATAAAAAAAAATGCAATTAAATACATATTAAATGAATTTGATAAAAAATTGGATTTGACAATTGAGCAATTAAAAGAAAAATTAGTTATTGATATGCAAGTAGCAGAAAAAAATATTCCTATTCTTAGAGAACAAAATTTATTTCATGAATTAAAATCAAATAACTATAAATTTTCAATTGGAACTAAATCTACCGAAGTTACGGTAGAAATTTCTCCATACGAAAGACTACGGGACTTGATATTAGGACATAATGATTTTGCAGAAAAGCAGGACTACATACTATTGTTTGCAAAAAATTACACAAGAGAATCTATACACGGTGAAGACCAATATTGGTTATACTGTAAAGAAACGAATATTAAATTAATGCCTCTATTTTTTTATAGGTTAGCCGGTGCTCATCACGAAGGAAAATATCCCGAAGTAATGGCTGATATATGTAAAACACAGGGAACAAAAAGCGATGATGAGTCCTGGTGGGTGGATAAATATACCGGATATCAAATTAAACATATCAACTTTAGTAGCGATGAAGGATATGATGAACAAGGTTATGCTATTAAAACTAGAGAGATTTTAGAAGAAGACAAAGATATATTACAAACTCGAAATAAAGATACAGAAAAAACTGATCCAATCGTAGAATCCATACATAATGTTATTACGGCCATGTCTAAAAATATGAAGGTTTTTATAGAAGGTTACAGAGAATTAATTTCTTCAACTGTATTCGCATTACTTCCAAAAATAATAAATGAAAAAGAGTATCAAAGACTTTTACAGAAAGCAGAAAAAAAACAAAAAAAAATAGCTTCCTATGAAGATGCTGTTAATAAAACACTTATTATATTAACCCTATCATTAATACATATTAGTATTCAAGTATCCATTCCTCCAATTCGTTCTAGACACACGTTTCCTAGATGTTTTAGATCTTTTTCAGGATTTCCCTTGGATGGTGATGGATCCTTAGCTGGTATAGAATATATATCATGCGTTGCTAGCCAAATGGGAACAAATTCCAGTCCTTGGAATACAATTAAAAAAATGAAACAACCTATTATCGTAAAAGAAATAAAAATCTATATAGATAAATATATCATCCAATTACCACATATTATTGAATTAATAGAGGAAAAAATAAAATACTTAAACCAGTCAGAAAATAAGAAAATACCGAATGAATTAAGGATTGATAATTGGAATACATTTTTACCCCCATTAGTACCAATTGAGTTAAGTAAGGTTGGAAATATAAGTAAAACTTTTGAAGAATCATTAAGAACCAATATGAAAACCGGCAGTGAAAAGCAACATGAAGAAATATTAGCTTTGATTTCAAAAGCTAGTTTATTAACTATGGAAATAATTAAATTTATAGAAAAAATAGTATCTGAAAAAACGCCTATATTAACGAATAAGTTATTGGAACCATTTTTAGAAAATTCTTGCTGTCATGAAGGATTAAATAATTCGTATGAATACTTTACAAATGAAAATCCTAGTATCGAAGAAAATAATATGCAGGTTTTAAATATTGAATACATTTTGTATGATTATCATAATTATCATCGTGCACCGCTTATTTTAGATTATAGAAATACCAAGATTCCTATAACTATATTTAACAACTACACGGAAGAGTATATATATAAATCTATTATTCATTTCTGTAATCTAGATAATGATATGCCTATACCCGAAGAATTACTTGCATTCTTTACAGAGAAACCAGAAGGCTTCGATAAAGTTAAATCTCTCCCCGAAAAAATAGAAACACTCAAAGGTATGGGAAAAAACTTCAACGAAGAAAGTTTGTTTCAGTTAATGCAAATCATTTTTAAAAGAAATATCGTTGAAATACCAGATAGTTTATATACTAGCAACATAGATCGAATAAATGATTTAATTACTGGAGCAAGAGAGGATACCGAATATGACATACCCGGGGTTTTCATGGATCATCTTGAAAAAGTATTAGACGACCATGATTCGTTTATGTACGAAGATACAAAAAATATTATAGATTTTAAAGATTATTTATATACTACCAGCGTAAGTATGCACGAGGAAATTACACTTAATTTAAATAGAAACAGTTCGATGTCGAAAACAGTAGTTAGAGAGATTCAGACCTTCATCAATACAATTCATATATGGAAACCGCTAAACGAAAATATTACGAACACGGACAAAGATGTATATAGAATACTAGAATTTATAAAAGACGCTTCTAATAAACTAACTACTTTATTCCCGGAAATGATAAAAAATAAATCGTCGTATGAAAGCGTATACATACCCGATCACTGGAAACTATCTCTTTTTCATAAAAATGATATGATTAGTGTCATAAAAGAATATTATTCAAAAATGAATAAGTATTTGGGAAATGTTGAATTAATAAAAATATTTGAGGATGCGCAAAAGAGTTTGGTTTATTGGAATAAATTTTTATTGGAAATACAGTGCATGTCAGGAATATATAATGGTAATCCTGATTCCGAGCAATTTTACAAATACAAATTATTTAATAAAAACATGTGTGTTTTATTGTATCGATATATTTTCTTTAATCTTATAGATAGAATGTTAAAATCAGCAAAAGAAACTGAGTTTGTATTTGTAGAAGGAAAAAAAGAACCATTAGACACTACTACCGATGCAGAATTAGAATCCCAAGTATTAAGATTAGAAGAAATAGATTTTACTACAAAAGTTCAAACAAATAAACAAATGATAAGTGATTTTATTGTAGACGCGTGCTTAATACTTAAAACAACTAAAAATAAAGTTCTTAATTTTAGTAATAAAGATATTCATAAAAATGTTGAAAAAGAAAAAGAGAAAGAGAAAAAATTTGAGTTTACTGATGTACTAGCCAATATGACAGACGATGAAAGAGAAATAAATAACTTAATGAAAAATCATAAATTGGGTGATTGGGGTAAAGGAACAGAAAAAGGTATCACACAATATGTTCAAGACAATTTTGACAAAGAACGAGAAAACCGAGAAAAAAGAATCATGATGGAACACAAATTAGATCCTACTTCACAAAATTTAGATAATATTAATATTCTTGCTATGGATTATGAAAACGAAGAGCGTAATATACAAGATATAGAACAAGATGTATTTGGTTTAGAATTAATTCCAGAAGACGATGATCTTGGAGAGATGGATGATATTGGTTGGAATGGTGGGTCTTAATTATATATAAATTTATATTTATTATATATATAATTATGTTTACCAACAGTTTTATTAAAAGAAATATTATTATGTTTTCTTTAATTATTTTTATAATATCTTATGTAACGATAAATATAGTAAAACCTAATTTTTTATATAACGATAACATGACGTTAAGAGAATTTGGTATAGGTTATAGAAAAAAAACAGTATTGCCTTTATGGCTTATTTCAATCGTTTTAGCTATTATGTCTTATTTTAGTATTTTATATTTCGTCACATATAAAAGAATACAATATTAGTTATTTTTTTGATAAAAAAGTGATACCTTGTTCCGAAATTCTTTTTTCTATATCTCTGTTTTCTTTTGAGAGATTTTTATTAAAATCACCTAGCTCTAGCGATGATTTGTAAGGTTGTCCTAGCCAAAAACTTTCTTCCTTGAATTCTTTGTTAAATGATTTTTCTTTGTTATTACTATCATTTAACATCGTAAACGATTCTTTTCTTAAAGCCTCATCAGTTTTTTTACTTCTTTTTTTAATATCTTTTACTGCCTGTTTTATAACAGAATCTTCATTTACATTTTGTTGTATTATCTTTGCAACATTTGGTGGTTGGTTTCCAGAACATTTTTGCTGTAATAAAAATGTATATGACACTAGTATAGATAAGGAACCTGCGAGTGAAAGCCATATAAACTCGGATATAATATCTTTTAAACAGATGGCGCGGAATAAATTTTTTATAGCATTCATTACATTATCTTCTACCTCTTGTGAAGTTGCATCTGGTTCTTTAGGTTCTTCGTCATTCGGTGCATCCGCATCAACCGCGATTGTATCAGCCTCACCTGCGGGTGGTGGACTTTCGGTTTCGGTTGCAGTAGCCTCTGCCGCGGGAGTTTCGGTTGCAGGAGCCTCTGCCG